ACGACATTTGCTTCTGTTGTTGCTGGCGGTGGATCTAATAAAGTGCCTGTTTACTCTGATGGAACGAATTGGAGAATTGGTTAAACATGAACATCCATCAAGTAAACAGCAAAGAAACAATGCCGCAGCAGCGTGCGATAGGTCGTATTAACCCTAATAATAATTTGGAGGCTTAATATGCCCGGAGCCAGCATGGGCGGAGGCCCTTCAAAACAAAAAATTGCGAGAGCAAAAGCAAAACAAGATGCCAACATAAAAGAAATAAATGATTATGCCGCAGCTAAAGGCGTGAAGCTGCCAAGCAACTTTTACAACTTAATGGCAGAGCAAGGTAGAGATGTAGACTACTCTGGAAAAGGTAAAAACCTTACTTCTTTTGTTGACGATTACATAAAAGATAGCAAAACTTTTTACATCAATGCCATAAGAGCCTCAACATATGGTTTTGTGCATTTAATGTATGGTGTTGACCCAAGTGCAGCAGACAGGCCGGGCCTTCCTCAAAACCTAAGCAAACTTGGCCTTCAAAAAGTAATTCAAGAGGCTGTAGAAAATGGAGTCCCAACTACAGAAATTAAATCTGCGTTAGAACAGGGCCAAGCACAGTTTGGCGCTCTTATTAAAGATGACAAGTTAACTGCGGCTTTTCTTAAATACGGAGTTCCTATTGCTCTGTCTTTTGCAATACCCGGCATTGGTAGTCAAGTTGGTGGATTATTGACATCAAGCGGAGTCCTTGCTGGTGTATCCGCCGCTACAGCCGATATTATTGGAACAGCCATTACATCAACAATGTTCCAAATGGCTCAAGGCGTTTCTTTTGAAGATGCGCTAAAAAAAGCAACGGGAGATGCTGTCTTAAGCGCCGGAACAAATTCTATTTCCGGCCAAATTACAACCGCAGTTAACAATCCAATAATATCAAATGCACTTATTTCTGCTGGCACTACAGGAGCTAGAACTCTTCTAGAAGGTGGATCCGCTGAAGATGCCGTAAAGAACGCTGTTAAATCTGGTGGCGTTTCTATGGGTGTGGCAACCGTCATCAAGAATATCCCTGATTACAGCAAGTTGCCTGTTCCAGCGCAAGACGCAGTAAAGAATGCCGTTACAAACGCCTTAAGCGGTAAAGATATAACGGATGGGCTCATATCGGGAGCAATAACATCGGCTGGCCAAGCGTTTAAAAATGTTTACAACGCCAATGAAGCAACTCAAAAAGAACTTGGCCGTGATCTGACAAGCGATGAAGCATCAAAGTTTGCTTATTACACGACAGCGGGAGCTTTAAACGCAGAGATACAAAACTTGGTTGTTGGGGAAAAATCCCTGAAGGCAATTGAGTCTGGGAAAGACACATTTACCTACGGCGGCAAATCCTTCGCTGTATCCACAAGCGAACTTGAAAATTACTTCAAGACCAAGCTGACGGATGCTGGAATGAATCCGACAGCCGATGATGTCAATGCAGCTCTTGTTGAGTACGACAAAACAAAAGATGCAAAAGGCGTGGCAAGTTTAATTGCCGACACCCGATCAATTGACGCTCAAGAAGTTAAAGATGCCTTTGCTAGACAAGGCGTTTACAACCTAACCCCCCAGCAAATTGAACAGTACGTCCAATCTGGCGCAGATGAAAAAGCCGTTATTGCAGAAATTGAAAGAGTTGCAGATCCTCTTGCAACCAATAGAGATGAATTAAATGAAATATACAAAACAGTTTTAAATGTAGACCCAACAAAGAAGGAGGCGGATGCATTTGTTGGAAAAACAGAAGCAGATGTGCTTGCGGCAATTACCAGAGCCAAAGATACATCCTACGATTTATATGAGCAAACCTACGGCAAAGCTCCTGAGTCTTCAGGCGATGTGTTGAAGTTGCTCAAAGATATATCAAACGACAAAAATACAGCATGGAGCGATCTGGATAAGGCGATAGAGGCAGAAAATAAAATCACAGAAAGCTCCAATTTTGGCGAAGCTTATGCGGCTGCTAGAGCAGCATTTGGCCCAGATGCAACATTTGCTTGGACAAATCCAAAAACAGGGAAGACTGATCTATTTACAACAGAGTCTGCAACAGAAAAAACAGCAAAGGAATCTGCATCGTTAATTACACAGGCTTCTTCAAATCAGAAAGCTGTTGATTATGTTAAATCAAAACTTGTAGACAACATACAAGATCCAAACTTTAACCCTGCCGATTTAAACAAAAAATCAATGTCGGCATGGGTGGATGCTTACGCCAAGGCAACTCCGGCTCAGCAAGCGGCTATGCTTAAGGGTTCCGATAGCTCAACATTTGCCGTAATTGACACAATGTTGCGGCAAACCCAGCAGTACAACCCAACTGGAAGCATCTCTGTCACTAAAGATACGGGTGACAAAATGATTGCCTCGCCAGTAACAAACTACTGGGGTGTTGCAAAAACAGGAGCCAACCTTGCAGCCGCTGATTTGGCGGCTTTGGGTGTGCGTGGCGTAGATATTATTGGTGAGTCTTTGGGCTACAACAATGACACCACCACGAGCATATTAAAACTGCTCGACGAGGATAAAGAAAAGCAACTCAGCAAGTTGGTTGGGTACGAAAAAACAACCGCAGGCGGCGTGGCATCAGGCATCACATCTGCCGCAGCTTACTTATCTGGCGGCAAATGGGCCAGCGTTGCGGCAAATACTGGCATAGCTGCAAACTCTGCTTGGATGGAAGGCGAGAAAGCTGGCATGGGGCTAGTGGACAACGCTGCCAGAACTGCCGTTATGGCGACTATGGAAATGGTGGGGGAAACACTTGGCATCCCCGGCATGGAAAAAATAATGAAGGGCATCCCTGTCGGCGGCACTGTAGACGACATGATTGCCGCCGTAAAGAGATCTGGCGCAGGTCTTTTAAACGAAGAAGCTTCTGAGTTGTTGACCACAACAATGCAGTTTGCAGCAGATAAATTTGCCAATTTTGGCCTTGCAAAAGACTCCACGGTTGAAGACTTTGCTCAGGCCATGAAAGATACCGTTGTTGCCACGGCGGCAGCGGTGGGCTCGGCTGGGAACATTGCAACAGCCTCAAACAATTTAAACAAAGCTCTGGATACAATTTCGCAGAGAGACTCCAACTATTACAACGGATCAAACTTAATTTCTGTTACTGCGCCAGATTTAGATTCCGCAGAATCCACGGTAACCCAAGAGCTTTTCCGTGGCACAAGGGATGATATTGTTCAACAATTAAAAGACGCTGGTCTTTCTGATGATCAGGCCATATCTAAAGCTAACCAAGCTATTGGCAAAGAATTTGTAAATACATCCGCCTTAGAAGCTGGGCTAGAAGAGACAGATATAAACCAAATTATTGGAAAGAATGCATCTGGGCAAGACATTACTTTGTCTGAGTTAATTGGCGCTACGGTTACAGGAACAGGATTGAGTGGAAATCCTGTCATCAATGAAGAATTCTCCAAGCAAATTTTGTCTATGGAGGACAGCGATGTAACCAGCGTTTTCAAAAATGCCGTGGATCCGTATTATGTTTCTATAGATGAAGCAAAAGATGCATTTGCTGCCGAGGGAATATTTAACCCAACACAAAAAGAGCTTAACGATTACATTGGTAGCAAAATAGAAACTGAGTCCTTTAAGTCGTTGGCGGAGTATGCCGACCCAAGGGCGTTGACTAAGGCTGAAGTTGAACTTTTATTTAAAGAGCAGGGATACACCCCTAGCCAACAAGAGATAAATGACTTTGTTAATTATGTTCTTGAAAACAACACTGCAACCAATGTTAATTTAGAAACCAACCTAAACACAAAAATTCAAGAAAACCTTGAGCGCAACCAGAATCTTGAAACAAGAGTTTCTGAAATTCTAAGAACGCAGTACGACCCGCTTGCCACATTGCCAGATGAAATACGATCCGTTTTTAAAGACATCGGATATGAGCCAAGTGACGCAGAAATTGATCAATTTGTGGGCAACCTTTCCGAGGCGGAGCAAACCGATTTGGCTCGTAAATATGGTCAGCAAAGACTTGACACGGCGGCTAAAAAGCGCAGAAACAAATATGGGCAACTTATGGGCGACGGCGAAGAGCAAACCCCAGAACCCATCATGGCCCCGACTGCTGATGTTTTCTACTACGGCAAAGACTTTAGCTCCAGCCCCCAGCAGATCTCTGAATCTGGTCAGATTGCCCCATACCGTCCTGTGGACATGTCGGAGTTTGGGCCTGACTACGATGCGATGCTTGGACTGCCAAAAGGCACTTTGTCGGCTCTCCCGGTTGTTCAGGCAGCAGGCGTTACCCCGCCTCAAACTGCCATTGCGCCAACCCTAAATACAGGCGAAAATGTGCCAACCACGCCATCCACTCCAAAACCGACAGAAGCATCAAAATCCGCACCAAAGACTATTGAAGAACTCTTGGCAAACAATGAAGAGTTGACAGCAGAGGATTTGATACGGATCTTGCAAGAGCAGGGTAGTGAATTTATTCAGTAAGAAAAGAGGAAAATATGAGCGATGAGACTGTACCCACCAATACAAGCTCCTATACAGGCGACATAGGAAATGCCACAAACGACCCGGTTGTTGATACTTCTTTCTTTGGAGATCTTTTTGGGAACGTGGATATTGGCAATCTGGACTTCAGCAAGATTATTGGTGGTATAGGCGACTTATTTTCTGGCACATCTAGCGCCGGAGTTGGCGGTCAGCTTGCTGGTCTTGCAGGTATTGCCGCTTTATTGAACAAAATCTCTCCTCCTTCAGGGCCTCAATTTAGCGGTTACAAAGGCGGTATTCCGTCATACACCGCAGAACGAACTCAAAATCCAATCCCAACAACGATGCCCAATCCGGCATATGTGGCCCCTGCTGAAGGTCAAACAACAAACATCCCGCAAACTTTGCCACGCCGACCCGGCGCTGGCGGGATAACTTATTTCACACCTACAACTTACAAAGCCGCAGGTGGCGGCATCTCCTCGCTGGGAGATTACTCCGATGGTGGTCGTTTACTCAAAGGCCCCGGAGATGGCGTATCTGATTCAATCCCAGCAAGGATTGGAGAAAAGCAGGAGGCAAGATTGGCTGATGGTGAATTCGTTGTGCCAGCCCGAATTGTTTCTGAGCTTGGCAATGGCTCTACTGAAGCTGGCGCTCGTAAGCTGTACGCCATGATGGACAGAGTCCAAAAGGCAAGACGCAAGTCAATGAAGAATGTTGCCGCCGATTCAAAGGCGGAAAAGATGTTACCTGCATAAGGAATAATTATGGTAGACGCAACAAAATCCACAACATTGCCAGCCACGGGCGGCGTTGAATCTTCAACACTATCTAACTGGGCTGGGCCGTATGTAACCAACATGCTTGGCAAGACGGAGGCATTAGCCAATGCGCCGTACCAAACATACCAAGGCCCCCTGACTGCCGGAGAGTCTGGCCTTCAGTCCAAGGTTTTTCAAGGGCTTGGCAGTTTAAACTTCCCCGGGCAACTGGGGCAGACATTCTCCTCATCTCAAGCGCCAACAATTGGGGCTGACGGTCAACCTACTGGCGGCGGTGGTATTGCCTCTCAGTACATGAACCCATACTTGCAAAGCGTTCTTGCTCCTCAACTTGCAGAACTGCAACGCCAGTCCAAAATCCAGCAAATGCAAAATGCTGGCACTGCGACCAAGATGGGTGCTTTTGGAAGCTCGGGCCAAGCCCTGATGGATACTGAGTCGCAGCGAAATACGCTTGATCAGATAAATAAAGCAATCGGCACAGGTTACTCAAATGCTTACGACAAAGCTTTGGGCCAATTCAATGTCGAGCAGGGACAGGCTAAAACTCTTGCCGACATGATGAGCAAGGCAGGCGAAGAACAGCGTGGCATTGAGCAGCAGGGTGTTACTGCTGATTTAAACGAGTTCAATGCACAGCGTGATTACCCTCAAAAAATGTTGCAACTCCAGCAGTCCATGTTGCAGGGTCTTCCTATTTCTACTGTGGCTACCACGCCAAATCAACAAAGTGGTTTGGGAAGCCTTACCTCCTCAATCGGTGGCTTGGGCAGTCTGCTGGAAAGTCTTAAAACCCTTGGCGTGAAGCTGGGAGGATAAAAATGAATTTAGTTTCCATCCAAGAAAAGCTCAAAGATTTCCCAAATCAAGTCATCATGGCTTATGCCAATGGGCAGAACCCAGAAGTTCCAGCCTACATGGCCCTTGCTGAACTTCAGCGCAGAAAGCGTATGCAACAAGGCTTGAAAGAGGCCCCGAAAGAGACTGTTAAAGATAAGATTGAGCGTGAATCTACCCAGCAAACGGTTGGCCTGATGGATGCTCAGATGGCCGCTCAACAAGCTCAACAAGCTCAGCAACCACAACAGCCACAGCAAGAACCTCAACAAGCTCCTCAACAAGAGATGCCAGCAATGGCTGCTGGCGGGATTGCTCGTTTGCCCGTGGGTGAAATGTTTAATTACCGTGATGGCGGCATTGTTGCCTTTGCTGATCAGGGACTTGTTGACTACGAATCTCAAATGAGTGGCTCTGCCCCCATGAAACGTGGGAAGACAAAGCAAGAGGTGCGTGAAGAGATGGAAAAAGAGCGGGCCGAGAATATGCGGCGTGTTGCTATGGAAGGTCAGACAGAGCGCCCAGTTATGAGCCAAGACCCACGCTTACTTGGCGAAATCCCGCAAGTGCAAGAAGATCAGGGCGCTCAGCGGCAACCTGCCGTCAGGCCACCCGCAGCCCCAAGACCAGTCGCATCAGAGGGTGTAAGCGCACTGCCTCGGCAAGATTTGGTTATGGACTTATTGAAAAAATCTCAAGGGATGATTGACCAAAGACCTGAAATCCCAGAGACATATGAATCATTGATGGAGAAGGCAAAAGCAAAGAACCCGATCCTTCAAAAACCTATTGGTCAAGATTACCAAAGGAAGCTTGAGGAGCTTGCTCAGTTTGACAAAGAGTCTCAAAAGAAATTTGGTGAGCGTGAAGCCGCTAGATCAAAGCAAGATTTCTATGACGCACTGATTGCCGCAGGCGAAGCCACTCGTGGTGGTGGCGGTATTGGCTCATTGCTTGGAGGATTTGGTAGAGCGTCAAGCGCCTCCAGAGCATCTGCTCAAGAGAGGGCAGCCAGACAAGAAGCCTTGCAGCGTGAGCAAGATTTAAACATGGCTAAGTTGAATTCTGAAATTGAAGCCCTGCGCCGTGCTGAAGCTATTGGCGATGTCAAGGCTCAACAAGAGTCCTTGGCAAAGATTGCTGAGATCAAGAACACCATGAAGCAAAATCAAATGACGCTTCAGGCTAATACAGCTCAAACTGCCGCCATGATTCGTGGTCAGGATATCCAAGCTAAAACTGCTCGAGATCAGACTGCTGCTTATCGTAAAAACGAGTTGTTTGATATTGCAGAACGTTTGAGACCTCAGTTTCCAAATCTGTCCGAAGAAAAGTTGCTGCAAAAAGCTTTGCCGTTTACACGGGCTGGTCTTGGCGCAGAATCAAAACTCGATGCTGTTACAGAAGGCAGGCTCAAAGAACTTGACAAGAAGCGTTTAATGAACGCTCAAATTTATGCCAATGATTCCAAAAAGCTTGAAGCAGCAAACGCTCCCTTGGATCAAGAAGAGCGCAGAATCAGGGGTGGTTTGGGAGGTTTACCATCGAGCGGTGGAACTAGAATCAAACTAGATGCAAACGGTGTCCCTATTCAGTGAGGTTTAAATGACTATCGAAGTCGAATTGGTTGATGGTCGAATTCTTGAATTTCCTGACGGGACTTCCCCTGAAGTCATCCAAAGTACAGCCCGAAAGGCAACGCAGGATAAGTATTTCGGTGTTAGCACCGCAGAGTTAAAGGCGGCTCCATCCGCCCCCATGTCTTTTGGTGATACAGCAAGGTCTGGCATCGCTGGACTGACAGGCGCTCTTGGCTCTGCTGTTTCCGCATTTGGAGCAGACACAGCCCCAGCCCAAGGCTTGAGATCCCTGACTGAGTCAATACAGTCAGGCATGACTCCAGAGCGCCTTGAGGAACAACGCCGCCGTGATGAGCTAATGCAAAGGTCTGAGAAAGAAGGCCTTGGCGCTCAAATCTTGGCTGGTGCTGGCGCTGTTGCTGAAGCGCCCATTCAATCAATTGCACAGGGCTTAGGCTCATCCATCCCTGCTATTGCCGCAGGTCTTGTTGCGGTAGTTGCTGGCGCTCCCGTAGCCATTGCTGGCGCAGTGGGTCTAGCCGCCCGTGCCATTTTTGGTGCAGTGCAAGGAGCAGGCGAAGCTAAAAGCGACATCTATTCCAGCGTCAAAGCCAAGCTCATGGAGTCTGGCAAGAGCGAGGCCCAAGCCGAAGCTGAAGCCGCAAAGGCTCAAGAGTATGTAAGTAAAAATTTGCCCGGAATTATTGGTAGTTCTTTGGCTGGTGCAGTTGATGCAGCCACCGGCGTTGAATCTATTGTTGGCAAAGGTGCGCTTAAATCTTCTGTTAAGCCGCTCGAGAAACCAAGCCTGCTGCGTGAAACGTTTAAACAAGCAGGCAGCGAAGCGTTACCTGAAGGCATTCAGGGCGGTGTTGGTCAGGTCACTCAGAATGTTGCACTGCAAAACGCAGGATTTGATACATCTACATTTGAAGGTGTGGCCGGAGCTACAACCCGTGATGCCTTGATGGGCGCTTTGACTGGCGGGGCAGTGACCCCGCTTCAGATGTCCAGCCTACGCCGTGATTACGAATTGGACAAGCAACGTAAAGTCGAAGAAGAGAGTCAAGCCCTAGAAGAAAAGCTTGCCCAAGAAGAGCAGGCCAGACAAGATCAAATAGCCAAAACCAAAGAAGATCTTGGTTTAAACATGGAGATTCCTGCGCTGCCCGCTCCGGCGGAGCAGATTGAAGAGCCTCCTGTTGCTGTCGATCCTCTAAAGAATCCACTTGGCAATATCCAGAAGAACGAGATTCCAGAGATCTCTCAAGTCATTGATGAGTATCGTCAGAACGCTGGCTTGCCACCTCTGAAGGATTATTCCGTTGAGGATCTGGTTGATGCCATGCCCGGCGAAGATCCAAAAGGCGAAGAAGCTCTTCTAAATCAATGGCTTACAGCGAAGACTGGATGGACAAAAGAAAACAAAATGACCGCCCAGAATGTTCTGGAGCAGGCCAAGCTTAAGAATATTGAGACTAAGACCAAGGGATTTGAGGATTTCCTCGCTCGGGTAACTGGCTACAGAGATTTGACAACCATGTCTCAGCCGCAGCTTTATGCTGCGTTTACAGCGCTATCGTCTTTGCCTGAATCTGATACAACGCAAATCCTCCCGGAGGGAACAAACGCCAGCCGCTTCAGCGAAGAGCAGTACCTGAAAGCCTTGGTGGGCGTTGATCAATTACTGGACGGCTTAGTTACGCCAGATGGCAGCCAAATCCCAGTTGATCGTGGTCAGGTGATTAAGGAAATCCAGCAATACACAGGATTAACAAACACCGAACACGCCGAATCTATTCTGGATGAGGCCATCCGCACTGGCGACTTGGACTCCGTCAAGACACCTCGCTACCGCACGGTTGACCCAGCAACTGGTCAACTCAAGGGTGTGGCTTATGACAGCCGTAAAGCTGCGGAAGCTGCCGCCAAGCAGAAGGGCTACGAGGTCAAAGAGATCACTGCCGAGGGTATCACTGCACCATCCACCGCTGCAACGCTGCCAGAAGGTTTTGACATCCGCAAGGGCTCGTTTAAAGAAGGGGAGGCCCCAGAAGGCTACTCCATTCTGTCTGGCGATGAAGATTTGTATCGGGCCAAGACACCCGAAGAAGCCGCCTCCAAGAAGGCCAGTTTTGAGAAGACTCGCTCTGGCATGGCTAATGCCATTGACAACCAGATTACCCAGAAGCTCAACTCTGTTGAACAAAGCCAGATCCGCTTGGACAGAATGGAAGCCAAAGGTGAAGGGCAGACGGTCAGCTATGCCAAGGCCAAGGGTAAACACGCACAGCTTCAAGAAACAGTCAATAAGGATATTGAGGCTTTGCTTGCAAAGAAGGCTGGTTACGAAGCTCCTATTGCGATTAAGCCATTTGGCAAGAGGGCGGTAGGCCGCACAGGCTTCACAATCTTTGAGGGCGACAAGGCCACAGCCACCTACCCATCACGCACTGCCGCCGAAGAGGCGATCCTTGCCACGCTGTCTGACAACCAACTGCGCCAACTGACCAAAGATCAGGGCCGTCGTGGTCTGGGTAAGCGAGCCGAGACTGAACTCAAGCGCAGAACAGCCCCTCCCCCAGCGCAGGGTAAGAAGGTTTCCGAGGTCTTGGAAGGCATTGAAGAAGAGAAGAGAAAGCCCAAGCCAGTACCACCCGAAGTCAAGGCAAACATTGAGAAGCTCGAGAAAGAGCTGCGCCCGCTGCTGGAGAAACTCGGCCTTGGCAAAGTGACTTTAAACGTAGTTCAGGACATTGAGAACAACGCCGAAGGTGCGTTCTCCGAGACCCTGATGCGTATTGCAATGGACTCAAAAAAGCCTGTGCGTACCATGCGCCATGAGTCCATCCATGCGTTGAAAGAGCTTGGCTTCTTCACGCCTGCCCAGTGGAACACCCTCCAGCGCATGGCAAAGGACAAGTGGATCCAGACGTATCTGAAGGACAAGAACGCAATCCACAATGGTAAATCCATGACACGCTTTGATGCGTACATGGATATTTACGGTGGGAACATGGAAACTATCATGGAGGAGGCCATCGCTGATGCGTTTGCTGACTTCGATGTAAACAAGGCTCCTCCCGGCCTCATCACTGCCCTTCTCAACAGAATCCGTGCGTTCTTTGAAGCCCTGCGTAATGCTATGGCTGGCGCTGGATTCCAAACCGCCGAGGAAGTGTTTGGCATGGCTGAGCGTGGCGAGTTGGTTGAGAACCCCTCAGCTTGGAAAGCTACTCCAGAGGAGCAGGACGAAGCGGCAAGATACTCTGTCAACAATGGTATTGATCCGTATACCTCAGATGGTCAGCTTAACGTGCCGCTGGAATCAGATGGCACAAAGTACTCTATCAAACAGGCTTACACAGAAGAGCAGAAAGCCAAGGCGGCAAGGACAGAAAACCGCAAGGGCGAGGAAAAGAAAGCCAAGATACTCAAGAATGATCCAATTACTGGTTTGCCTCTGAATCAAAACGGCACAGTCACGCTGTACTACCCAACCGACAACGACGGGGCTAGGGCGCTTGCCAAGTCAAAGCGTTTAAAGGGCCACTCGCCAACGGCTAACCGCATTTACCTGACCAATGAGTCCAGTGCGCCTGCAATTGCAGCCAATCCCGGGATGATTGAGCAGCCCTTGGGTGGCGCAAATGTTTTGCTTGAGATTGACCCGTCTTTGATCCATGAGTTGCCAACTAATTACGCCGATGGGCGTAGAGATTTCTTCATCCCAATTGCGGAAGGCGAAGTGTTTGCCAAGAAGATGAAGAAGACCAAGCTGTTCACACTGAATGCTTTGCGTACCAAAGGGTTGCACCCAGACCGCACACTGAATCAGGTAACCAAGATGGTTAATGATGCAGCCTCCAAATGGGAGTCTGCAAATGCAAAAGACCGCAGAATCATGGCTGCACAGGCAAAAGAAACTTTGCTTGCAAATCACAACATCACCAACCTGTTTGGAGCCAACTCCAAGCTGGAGAAGACCAACATTGGTGAATATGGCCTGACCTATGACGGCAAGAAGGTTATGTCTACTGGCCTTGGCTTTGCCTCGGCCCAGAAGATTAATGATGAGCAACGAGCCACCACCTGCCCTCAGTCTGGCATTTGTGAAGATCTGTGCCTTGGCGAAACGTCAGGGCAGAACTTGCTGTATGGCGGCGAAGGCCAGTGGCGCTCAGGCCCCCGCTTGTCTCAGTATCTGAAGACAGAGGCTCTGGTCGTCAACCCAGAGGCATTTGCCATTGCGATGATCAAACAGATTACATCGTTCCGCAAAGCAGCCAACGACCTTGGCTACTACCCGGCAGTTCGTTTAAACGTTACATCTGATTTCAATCCGAAGACCTTCGAAGGCATCATCAAGATGTTCCCAGATGTGATGTTCTACGACTACACCAAGCTGGATACCAAGCCTATCGCCCCCAATCACCACCTGACTTATAGTTCTACTGGAGCATCTCAGGTTGTTGATGGCGACATCGTTTACAACAAGTTCTCCAACTGGGATCGCATGGTGGACAAAGTCCTGCCAAGCGGTCGTAACGTGGCTATGGCGTTTACAAGCCGCAGCGCAATGCCCAAGTTTGTGATGGATCAGCGCACAGGCAAGCGGTTTGAGGTTTGGAATGGCGATGAGTACGATGCCCGATTCCTTGATCCAATCAAGAAAGATGGAGATGGCTGGATCATTGGCCTAACCAATAAGGACAACACCACCAAGCCAGAGGATGCCGCCAAGAAGCACAATGGCTTCTTCCTAGACTACGACCCAGAGCGAGACGGTGACACCCTTGTAATTCAAGACCAAGAGAAACTGAAGGCTGGTATACCCCAACCAATAACTTTCAAGAAGCCTGAGAAGTACAGTCTTAAAGAATTGCCGCCAGCACCGGGTACTCAGCCAATACCCAAGGGAACGGTGCGTTTATACCACCAGACAACCTCAGCAGAGTCTCTCGATAATATTGCCAAAGAAGGCTTGTCCATTAAATATGCCAAAGGCGTTGAAGGCCCCAAGGCTATTTATGCGGGTGAAACACCTTTCTATGGCCCCGCAGACACAAAGCCAACGGTAGAGTTTTTTGTCGCCAAAGATCAGTGGGATTCTCCTTTTGTTTTGGAGGATGTAAAGCCAGATCAAATTATTGCCGCCCACTACCCTTGGCACAAGCAAGCAAGATATTTGGAGGCAGAGCCAGATTCAATGAAGGTTGCATTGGATGGTGGGTTTGACGACCTGACAGATCCTGACACGGCAACGGCTGTTAAATACATCAAAGACAAATACAAAAATCAAGAGCCTGATAAGTACAGTCTCCGGGCAGCTCCTGAATCTGAAGAGTTTAAACAGTGGTTTGGTGACAGCAAGATTGTGGACTCCAAAGGCAAACCAGTATTGCTTTACCACGCTACCAACTTCTCAGAAGAAGACAAGATTGACCAAGAGAACGTATTCTCTGTGTTTAAAGAATCTGATGATGGCAAGCTGGGTGCAGGCATCTACTCCTCATCCCTGCCTAAATACGCAGAAAGCTATGGCCCAACTGGCACAGTCATGCCTTTGTACGCCTCCATCAAAAATCCTTTGGTCATCAATATGGATGCCGATAGCATTGAAACAGATGCGGATGGCTACCAGAGCGTTGCCATTAAGGTTGGAATCAGAGCCAACACTGCGCTCGAAGGTGTAGCCAAGAAGATATTGGCTAAGAATCCTGACTTCAAAACAGAGAGTAAACGCTATCTTAGAGGCCCAGAAGTTCAAGAGCTATTGGAGATGGGCGGCTATGACGGCGTTGTTTTAGAAGACAACGAAGGCAATTTTGTAGAGGTTAATGCGTTTAAACCTGAGCAGCTCAAGTCTGCTACCGGGAATGTTGGAACCTACGATGCGGCCAACCCTGACATCCGCTACAGCTTGAAAGAAGCGCCAGACACGCCAGAATTTAAACAATGGTTTGGTGATAGCAAAGTTGTCGATGAAAATGGCAGGCCGATGGTTGTGTATCACGCAACCGCAAAAGACTTCATGTATTTTGACCCAAAGAAGCTGGCAAAAAACACCCGCCATCCCACGGCAAAACTAGGATTCTTCACAGCGGCAAATCCAGCAAGCACAGACGAGTTCATCACTGTGCCTTACGGTCTTCGCAGGGGAGCATATGAAGAGGGCGCAAATATCATGCCTCTTTATGCGTCGATACAAAATCCTGCAATTATTCCTTCTGGCGATTTTGTTATGCAGAGCATGGCTTTGCAAAACATGAAAAAGAAAGATGCCGATAAGTTTATTGACGACTACTTGCAGTCCTTGAGGGATGAGGGTCATGATGGAATTCTCATTAAGGCCAACAAAACCGGCAGGGGTTTGGCTGGCGGGAATGAGTTCACTTCCGACAACTGGGTGGCTTTAGACCCATCCCAGCTTAAATCTGCCATAGGCAACACAGGCGCATATGGTCAAAGAGTGCCGACCGCACAAGAGGCTAAGAGCCTCAAGATGAGCCAAAAGAAGGCTGTTGAGTCGCAGGAAAAAGGCGATGTGCGGTTTAGCTTGCGTGAAGCTCCAGATACGCCATCGTTTAAACGATTCTTTGCAGGCAGCAAAGTTGTCAACGAAGACGGTTCGCCCAAGGTTATGTACCACGGCACAAACAAAGACTTCAATGAGTTTTTGATTGCGAAAAAGGCAAATAGAACTGGAATGCCTGATGGCTTCTATTTCACATCAGATGCTGAAGATGCCAGCCGGTATGCAAAAGGCGATGGCGCTAATGTTATGCCTGTCTACCTAAGCATTAAGAATCCATATAACCTTGGTGGAAAGAACAAGATCTCCAAAGAGATGGTCATGCAATTTAGAGATGAGTTGCGGCAAGATAACCCCAATCTACCGTTTAGCTGGATACAGGAAAAGGTCAACATCTTTAAGGAAAACACTGCCGCAGGCAGATTCCCATTCCCCAGCATCAGCTTCCCCACGGCGGCGATGCAAAGAGTTTTTGAGGCGGGCGGGTATGACGGCTTGATTGATGGCAGCAGAGTCTTTGTTGCGTTTAACCCAAGTCAAATCAAGTCTGCCACAGGCAACGTTGGAACCTTTGACAAAGAAAGTTCAGATGTTCGCTTCAGCCTGCGCTACAGCCTTGATCCAAGCATCAAAGAGCGTGTAAACGCTACAACCACTTCCCGGGAAGAGAAGGGCCACATTGATCGCATGATCGAGGCAATCTCTCCATCAACCTATTCTCGCTTCCGTGCCCAAGCTTTAAACAGATATGACCAGCTCTCCAAGTACGACAAGATACTTGCTCAGATGATGGGTGGAGTTGAGCTTCTTGCGGATGCGAGCGCAGAAGCTGCCGCCCTGATGTCTGACCTTGGCGCTGGCATCACCGCCTCTGTCTTGGGTGTGCATGACCGCAACGGTGGCATCCCCGTGTTCCGTAAGGGCATCACAACGGTAGATGGATCTGTCAAAGGCCCCATCTCCATTTTTGTTCCGCTGGCAAAACTCAACGACCCTGCCGCCTATCGGGATTACCAATTCTGGTCTGGCGTTAAGCGTGGCCGCCCCTTCATTGGCGAGGGCGGCAAAGAGCAGTTGTTTAAAGAGGGGGACATCAAAAAGGCCGAACTCTTGGAAAAAGAGTACAAGGACATGGGTGTTTCCTTTGATCAGATTCAGAAGGAATGGATCCAATACAACAATGGGCTGGTCAAATACCTTGTGGATACTGGGGTGCTGTCTGAGAAGCAGGCCGATCTCTTTACCAAGTGGAGCGATTACGTTCCCTTCTATCGTCAGATGGACGGAGAGAAGACTGTTGGCCCCAACATCTTCCAGTCGATCTCTGGCGTTAAACAACCCAAGAAATACAAGGGTGAGACCGAAGCTCCACTGGCTGACTTCTTGGAAACAATCGTCCGCAACACCCAGTCTGCTATCCAGATGGGGGTCAAGAACACCGCCGCCCAACGTGCGGTCAGCGTGGCTACCCAGATCCAAATGGCTGAGAAGCTGAAGTTCAAGCCCAAGTCAATGATCTCTGTTGTCACGGTCTTGGAGGACGGCAAGGAAACCTACTACGACTGTTACGACCCGTTGTTCATTGAGTCGGTCAAGAGTTTAAACATGCCTGACCTGCCGTTTATCGGCCTGCTGGCTGCACCGGCAAACATTCTGCGTAACTTGGTCACCAAAGATCCGGGCTTCATGATGGCAAACATGATGCGTGACTCCTTGTCTGCTTGGGTAACCAGCGGCGCAAAGATGACTCCCATCGCCTCCACCATTGCCAACTTTGGTAAATCATTGGCCGGAACCTCCCCAGAGTTCAAAGCGCTTTTAAACGCTGGCATCTTGGGCGGCTACGAGTTCTCCCAAAACACCGAGCAAAGCGGGCAGACACTGGCCCAAGCATTACGTTTAAAGGCTGGCACGGGCAATTTGGGCGACAAAGCCAGCAGCCTGTGGGGATTGTTGGAGAAAGGCACAACAGCCTCCGATGCGGCAACAAGGATTGAAGTCTACAAAAGCACCCTTGCAGAGACTGGCAATGAGGCAGAAGCCTTGTTCCGCTCCTTGGAGGTAATGAACTTCAACAGAAAGGGCAGTTCTGCGGTTATCCGTGTGATGACCGCCGCTATCCCATTCTTGAACGCTCGTATGCAAGGCTTGGATGTTCTGTACCGTGCTGGCATCAGACCCCTCACAGACAAACTCCTGTTTGGCAAAGAGCCAACCCAGAGAGAGAAAGAGATCCAGCGCATCTTCTTTGTGCGTGGCATGACCATCTCAGCCTTGTCGGCCATGTACTGGATGCTCACCCACGATGATGAGGAGTACAAGAAGCAAGAGCAAGAGACCAAGGACAACTACTGGCTCTTCCCATCTCTTGGAGTCAAGATCCCCATTCCATTTGAGGTTGGTGTGATCTTTAAGGTTTTGCCTGAGCGGCTCATGGCTTTGACCGTTGGGGATGACACGGCCAAAGACTTCCGTGAATCAATGGCAAGAAATATTCGTAGCACACTGGCAATTGACTACCTCCCGCAGACAATCAAGCCAATTGTTGAGGTGGAAAGTAATTTCTCATACTTCACCCGCAGACCAATCATCGGTCAGGGGCTGGATGGCGTGGGCGATCCATTTCAAGTTGGCCCAACTACCAGCCTTGTGGCTGAGAAGATTGGCAAGCAGATAGGCATGTCCCCCATGAAGGTCGATCACCTGATCAACGGCTACACAGGAACAATCGGCATGTATATGGTGGATGCTCTGGATGCCATCATGGACATGAACAGCGACTCGCCTAAAGCGTCTAAACGCTTTGAGCAGATGCCTGTGTTAAAACGCTTTGCCTTGGATCCAGAGGCTCGTGGGAATGTTTCGGCTTACTACGAAATGAAGAACTCAGTCGATGAGGTTGTTCGTACATCAAATCTCTTGGAGAGAACGAGCAACTACAAAGAATGGGGGCCTTACATGGAAGACAACATCAAGTTGTTGGCTACAAAGGACTACATCCTTGATCTTGAAAACTCCATGAAAGAATTCCGAGAGATGCAAGTTTTAATTAGAAGCTCTTCTTTAAGTGCCGACGAAAAGAGAGATGCCCTTTTAAACATCACCAAGGCTCAAAACGCCCTGACATCCAACATCCAGCTACTCAAGAAGAGCGTACAGTGATGTGATTGTTTTCAAAGAGCCAGCCTATCGTTCCCCGGTGGGCTGCTTCCCACATGTTTAAACGTTCTTCCCGGGAAAGCTTGTGACCCTGATCCAGCTCGGCATGGCAGGTAAAACACAAGGCGGCGATCCTATAGTCGTTGGCCTTTAGGCTACGACCTTTGCCATCTCTTCCTTGGTTTGAATGGGCGGCAACTACTGTACCGTCCATGCGGCCACAGTGTTGACAGGGAGACTCCCTGACAATCTCAAGAAGCTTTTGATTTCTGTACATCTTTGCGCTTGCTGTTCATAAGCTGCTGGCGCAACCATTTGTAGCCACCAAGCTTGACCCATTCTTGATATTCCCACTCGGTCAACCTTACGCCAATAGCTCTACCGCTTTTGGTTAAATCACTTTTTGGTCTTGGCACGTTTGGTCTCCATCATCTCTGGCGCTCTGACGTTTAGGCGTTTCTCGGTCAGGCCAAAAACTGTTCCGTGGCTTGGGTTCTTGGAGCGTATCCTATGTACATTGGCTGTGACCACTGCACCAATCTCGGCATTTCGCTTGATTGTTTTAAACGGATCTCCGCTTTTGGCGTGTTCTTGCTTGGTGTACTCTTTCCAATTAAATGCGCTCACGGCAGTCATGCTGTTCCCCTGCTGTCTTTGTTGTAAAAATTAAATGGCACTTGGTGCATCGCCACAGTTGCCCCTCGACAACTACAGTTTCCTTTTCTCGGTGTTGCCCACGCACCCTGCCGAAGAATGTTCTGATTGCCTCAAGCATTCTGTTGCTCCTCCCAGCGTCTGCACATATCTTTGACTGTCTTGCTCTTTTTCTTCTTCTGGCAAATGTTGCTCACCGACTTTTGTTTGCCCTTTTGCTGTATCTGCGCCGCAGTCAATGGCACTGCTGGAGGGTCGGGCAACAGGCCAGCCACACCAAACCAACTGAGGACAGCGGCGACAACTAAGCGGTCAAACATCATTCTTCCCCTTCGTATTCTTTAAGTCTGCGCTGTAGCCTACCGATTCGCTCAACGTTGTAGGTGACGATTGAAGCCGCATATTCCACGGCACTCTCCGCCTCCAGCTTCTTGATGACGGCCTCACGCAGTTCCTTGGCGATGATCTCGTTAATCGTCTTGGGCTTGGTTATGTCTTTGATGTACTTGATTGTTGATTCACGCCAACTCATGTGTTGAGTTCCTTTAGTTTAGCTTCGATTAGGTTGTAAAAAGAAAGCAACCCATTATCTTGATGCAAAATTAATATTTCTTGGTATTCTTCATCCGTCAGCCCCACCCACTCACGCTTGGGGTAGTCAGACAGATACCCTTGGGTGTCATCGTCAATATCTTTTCTCATGCTTGTTCTCCTCTGGCTCTGATGGCAGTTCCTACACCAAAACTTCTCCCTTCACAATCCCGCATATATTCGTCAGCCACCTTTGCACAGGCTTCACGTTCAAACGCAACCATCTTTTCACACATCAATGTCCAAGAAGCATTGGCTCTTGCGTTGGCTTTTTCTGTTGCTTTTTCTTCTACCAGTCTGGCAAATGCCACAAGATGCTCGTGTTCAACATCCATATCTCCTTTTCCAAATGAAAACCACATATCACCATCTTGCGTCATGCCAGCCTGTCTAGCCATCTCAATGATTTCATCTTGTGTCATTCGTCATCCTCCGTGTTGAGGCTCTCAGTTATCAGTTGTTGCTTGACCAACTCCAACACACCGATGACGCTACACATATACAGCGACTCGTCGTACTGGTGGATTACCGCAAGCAGTTCGTCAACCAAACCGTTTGCCAATTTGCCTTGATCGAGGATCATGCTTCTTTCTCCACTGGTACGTCACGCCATTCGCCTTTGATGGTGCTTGTTACAACATTAAATAATCTATCTTCATCTTCCCACCATTGCTGGAGAAACTTATGTTGTTCGCATCGAGCTATGCCTTCGCAAATGTATATGCGTACTTCACGCTCAACAAAGCGCAGTTTGGGTGTTGGTGTCATTTCTTCATCCCCCTGATGTAGATCGCAAACGAATTGATGGTGTCCTGACCAAAGCCAGTCATCTTCTCGATAGCCTGTGCCACCTCTTCAATGGCATCGTTGCGGATGCCGCCGTTCATCATCTTTGTTACAGCAGATTGAGTTTGCTTCTGCACCCCATCAACAAACCCATCTTCATACCCACGCTGGTACTCCGTAAGGGTATGCACAGCCGCCATCACCGACTCCTTGCGTTGCTGTGCTTGTCGTTCAATCTCGTTGAACGCTTCGTCTTCTTCCGGCGTTGTTGGAATGTCAATCATTTCCTTCCTCCGTTCTGCATCTTGTCAAGTGCATACATGAACACTGCAATAACCACGCCGCCAAGACCAAGGCCAATGAACAGCACCGCAATCAAAGCCATCACATCCAACATAAGAATCTCCTATTCAAAGTCTGTACGCTTTTCGCTGATCCAAAATCCTTTTGTGTTTAAACACATATTCTTTTCTAACATTTCTTCCGGGGTAAGGCATCTTCTATTTACCTGAAAGTCTCCTCTTCGGTGCATGTCAAATGCTTTACTGCTGTTGAAATATTGTTTACACGCTTGGCATTGGTTCCTGTCTCCTCTAAGAACTATCATTTTTGCCCTCTGCAATCAATTGAGATTCAAGATCTTGCTCCACCTGTTCGGCAAAAGATTTCCCAGATGGAAACCTCATCTGAGCCCATGTTGTGTTTGAAACAACCGCAATAGATCTTTGAATGCCATCATTAAACCCAGCAACATACTTGTCCCCACTAGACAATCTGGCGTTAAGAGCCTCCTTAACAATTTGAATCATGGGTACTTTCTTTTGTCTGGCGTGTTTCTTCAATGCCGCATAGGTCGTTAAATCTAATCTTGCAAGAAAAGACTTGGTGCTAGAAGGGGTCATTTTTGGCTCTCCATGATTCGTACTCTTTGAGTATGTCGTCAAAGATTTGTTTTGCTATCTCGTTTCCGTGAAGCTCTGTTCTTGACTCAATCCCGCAGCGTTTACACAACTCAGAAGCCGCAGCTTCTTCATGAGGCATTTCAAGAAAATCTTGGAAAGAATCTGTGCGGCAGAGAATCCCTGCTTGCTTGACTCTGTTGCTGTAAGGAGTAGCCGACTCATCATCTTGAATGCGGACGATGGCACAGGCGTACCTTGCCCCAACAAAATCACGCAGAAGTTCTTCTGGGATTTCGTCGGGGTGGAGAGACAGGGTAAGGATGTACCCTGTTCTGTCTTGCTTTAAAGCAACCTTTCGGGCTTCAAATTGCAAAGCCATCAGTCTTCCAGTTTGTCTTCAAGAAAAGAAATGACCGCTCGATAACCAATTGCTTGGTGTATCAATGTTGAAAGTTGAATTTCTAATTCATCAATTCGGTCATTAGCCCTTGCAAGCTCTTTGCGTATAACCTCTGCGCCATGCATGGGGTTTTTAACAACCTCAACATCTTTCTTGGTTGTGCGGGGCTTCTTAACAGCCTTACGCTTGTACTCATGCATGAAGACTATTGCATAGCTCTTTTTAAAGCCGCAGTGTTCTACCAAATCAACCGCTGTGGCGTTTGGATTCTTTGACAAATACTCTCTACCCAGTTTTGCTAGTGACATGTTTTTCTCCTCAAAATGGAACGTCATCATCAGAAATTTCAACCTTGCGTGGAGCCGCTTCTGACTTTGGCTCCATGCGATTGACAGAAAGAGAAAGGTAGGTGTTCCCACTCTTAGACTTTTTCTTCCAGCCGCCAATCTTGTAAATATGCATGCCGTTCTCAACGGTCACATTGGTTAGGTCTTTTGGATTTATCGCAATTTCACCCCAATAGTCGGGAGACTTGTCCGACTTTTTGGATTGGGATGCCATCAATCTGCCAGAGTCAGGGCGTTGTTCAAATTCACTCATTTTGTTTCCTCATCAATAAATGTTTTCTTCTTCTCTGCGAAGCTGTTGCGAACCTGAGCGTACAACTCAGGGTGACTTACTTTGAGCTTATCAAGCTGATCTTGATTCGCCTTCCAGTAACTGTTTAAACCCGCTTTGTCTTGGCAGATGTAAAGGAACTTGGTCATCCCTTCTGCAAACAACTGGGCATTCCCTTCGGCTTGGCTGTCTTCGCCGCCGACATTTTCTTTCTTGATCTCTACATCAGCCTGAGCCGTTTTGGTGACCACGGATACAACTGCGGTGTCTTCCATCGGGAGATCATCTCCAGAATAGATGTATAAGCCAAGCCCATGCAAAGCTAATGCCTTAGTCATGCACCGCATGATCGCAGTGTTGACCTGAAACGCATCTGGGTTTGGCACTGGTTTGTTCTTGTAATCCATCACTGGCAACATACAGGTGCGACCCTGACCAAACATAACCACAGTCACCCAAACCATGCCTGTGCCGTTTACATCCATGTATGGCTTTTCGCCAAAGGTATGGACTTGGAATGTTGCTTGGGGGTCAGCCTTCAAGGCTTCTGCCCATGCCCATGCCCATGACAGGTAGGTCAGCCCATTCTTCTTCTCAGTGTGGGCATTGACGTTGACTTTCAACAAATCAAGCGGAGACATTGACTTCTCCTTGATATTGTTCGCACCACTGGGCGACTCCACAGAAGTTTCCTGTGCATCGCTTGGGCTCTCCTTTTCTTGTTTCGACATATCCTTTTTCCTTTTCTGCCAACTCTGTGGCTTCTTCTATCGTTTTAAAAACACGGATCGCAGTCTTGCGACCCTCCCTCTTCACTGCATAGGTGGTTTCTGATTGCCACCTTTCTTCATCGGAGCAGGGCTGTAAGTCCTCTCCAAAATCATGGGCCATCTTGGCATTGCGGTGCATCTCCAGCCGCTCCCTGATGTATGTCTCTGTGGTCACCGAATCCCACATTGGGATGTCGATTGTTGTAATAGGCGACTTGGGGTAACCGTCCTTTTTTTCATGGCGACTGAAGTCCCTAACCAAAGCGCAGATCTTTAGGCCGCAAACCTTCTTGCGCTTGACGGTCTCGACCAGCCATTTGTAGATGTTCAGTTGCTGAACCCATTCCTCCTTGTCTTGCATGACTGCCCACGCAGAGGTGAACTTATAGTCAGAGATGATGACCCCATCAGGGGTCTCCTCTTGGAGGTCAATTTGCCCACTGATCTTCACCCCATCAACTTCGTGAAACAGGCGCTCCTCCATTACCCAACCATCGGTAATACCCCTCTCCATAACCACATGCAGAGCAGAGCCAAGCAACTGCCACAACATATCGGAGACATCTTGTTCAATCATGTCGTTGTATTGTTCCCGTAACCGTCTGATTTTTGGCGGGGACATAATCTCTGTTACGCTGTACTGCGAAGCGCCTTTACTGTAGTATTCACGAGATGCCAATGTCACTAGCGGCGCTGGTACATTGTATTTGTTTGTGATTTTCATCTACTCTCCAAAGGTTGTTTATGAATCCAAGTCCGCATGATATCAATATCATACAAGAATTGCAAGAGATATCTCAAATTATTTTTGGAGAACCTGCAAGCAAGGCAAATTCAAGGCGAGTTGTGAAGTTTGGCAACATGTCCAGATTGATTAAAAGCCAGAAAGCCCTGAACTACTCTGATGCGTTTAAACAGCAATGCCCTAAGTTGGCTAAGCTGATGACCGGTGACCTGAGGGTTACCTTGCATATTTTCTATGCCAGCCGAAGACCAGATTTAGACGAGAGCCTAATCTTGGATTTGATGCAGGGGTTGATCTATGAGAATGACCGTCAGGTAAAGGAGCGCCATGCGTACTGGGGGCTTGATCCAGACAACCCGAGGGCAGAGATCATTGTGGAAAAGATCCCCGACGTTTACACCAAAAAGAAGCCCGCACGGAGGCGGGCTAAGAGGGGAGAGTGACAACTGCTTGTCGGGATCAAGTATAGCTTGACAACAAAAGACCTTGTGGTTGTTGCGCTGATGCGAACAGTTGGGCTATACTAAATCCGCTGGCGCACAGTAACCGGATCTTGCTCCTAAGCATCCGTGACTGGTTGGTCTGGAACTCCCTGCGCTGGCCTCTTATCAGATGATGTTGAATCAGCCGCAAGGCAATCAGATTGGGTCTGATGATTCACAGCAGGGGTCGAGAAATCATCCGGCAGTTGGGGCCGTCCCTGCACCAACACCTACACGCATGGGGATTGCCTGAACCGCCAGCAATAGTGCCTAAGAGCCGCTGTGCCCCGAAAGCAGTCCCCAGCCGTGTTGGTGTCAGTAAGGCAGTTAACTGAAGTGAGAGAGCCCAGTCGTTAGATTCTGCATGCGCCCAGAGCCACTCAGGGTCACCAACAGCCTTTTAAGTTTACAGTCCTCTTGAATAAGTATTCAATGGCGCAGGGTGGGAAAGTAGTAATCCGTTCGGCTCATACCCGAAAGACCGCTGGTGCGACTCCAGCCCCTGCAACCATCATGTACAAAAACCGGCAATAAGTAGACATGACGCTGGACACATGCACAAAAAATCCAAAAATCTTTACATGACACCCCTTGACACAGTTTGAAACTGTGATAGAGTGCGAACCGTTGGACGTGGAACTCCAAGCAAGTAAGCAAGCCGTTAGATCTGACTCCGACCCCGTATGGGGTGCGTATCAAGTCCCATAAAGACAAGGTACGGTTCCACCGGGGTCAGTTCTAACGGCTTTTTCTTTGCCCCTTCCACTTCTGACCGGACTCCATCCGATAACAAGAGTTCAGCCTGACTGCGTGGAAGAAAAGGGCTACACGGTATGACACATGTCTAGGGGGCAGTTCCCGAATAGTCCGTGGTGCTGGTCTAGTCTGCAAGCACAGGGGTCAAGAGATTGACATGCAGATGCCGTTAATCGGCGGGTGAACCTCCCCCTCATACTCCACTCGGTTGGGGTAGGGGGGTCTTTGGGGTGAATTTATCAACAAGCCCCGCAAAGGGGCGCTAACAAAGGGAAACAATGAGAATTTATTTGATAGCAAGCAATCGGGGTGTGCGTCTTGTCAGGGCTGTTCACAGATCACAGGCTTTGTCTTACGTTGCATCACAGGAGTTGACTGTTCGTGTTGCGAGTCAGGAAGACTTGGTAAAGTATTTGGCAGAAGGTAACGCCGTTGAAACGGCGGTTCCACCAACACAAGAGAAACTTGATCTGTGAAAAAACCGTTCAGCCAAGACATGCATGATGCATACGATGGGGCTGGAAAGTCCCGTGTTGCAGAGCATTTCAAAATCGCATATGGTATTGACTTGGTTGAGCATGAAGACAAATACGCAGTCGATCTGGTTGCGTACAAGGACGGAAAAAAGATTGGGTATGTAGAGGTTGAAGTGCGGGACTCATGGTCAAAAGATGAGTTCCCATTTGATTCTCTGCATATACCAGAGAGGAAAGAGAAGCTTTTAAACAATGACATGAGGACGTATCTTGTGTCTGTTAACAAGCATGGCACAAAGGCATTCATTTGTGATGCCGATGTGATTTTGAATTCACCCCGCATGGAAAAGAACAACAAGTATGTTGAGCATGGCGAGTTGTTCTTTCTTGTTGACCCATCACGGATAAGACTGGTACATCTGAGGAGAGAGAAGTGAGAGATTACAGAAAAGAATACGACAACTACCAAGGCCAACCTGAGCAAATAAAAAACAGAGCAGAAAGAAATGCCGCCAGAGCCAAGTTGAAGAAGAAGGGTGCTCCAATTGCTGGCAAGGATGTCGCCCATGTCAAAGCGCTATCAAAGGGTGGATCAAACAAAGACGGCGTGAAGATTCAAACCGCAGCGCAGAACAGATCATTTAAACGCAAATCAGACGGCAGCATGAAATGACTCCCGATTTCGTGGAGCAATTCCATTTCAATGAATCAACAAGGGTAGCTTGCCCTGAATGCTCACCAGAGCGCAGAAAACAAAACTCAAAAGACATGACACTGACCCGTAAACCTGACGGGGCTGTCGTTTATCACTGCCATCACTGCTTCACAAGCGGCTCAGTCCAACCACACAAGGAGAGAAAATTGTCTGTCGTTCCAGCACAAACTATCATCAACAACAAACTTCAGTCACATCACTACACATGGCTGGCGGGACGAGGAATTTCTCAGCAGACCGCAGACAAAATGAAGCTGTTTGCATCTGACAAATACTTTGGCCGTTTAAACAAAATGTCGGATGCCATTGGCTTCCCTTATTACCGTAACGGTGCATTTGTTTCAGCCAAGTACCGAAGCTTTCCAGAGAAAGATTTCACACAGGAAGCTGGCGGGGCGCATGATTTCTTTGGCATCGACCAAGTTGAGAAGGGCAAACCACTGATCATTGTTGAGGGTGAGATTGATTGCCTGACGCTGATGGAAGCGGGTATAGGAAACGTTGTCTCAGTACCAAGCGGCGCACCCATCAAAGTGGCAGATGGCAAAGTATCTGCAACCGAAGACAAGAAGTTTGCCTATGTATGGAACGCAAGGGAAATCATTGATGCCGCACCTTATGTAATCTTGGCGACTGACCAAGATACAGCGGGACAGGCGCTTGCCGAAGAGTTAGCCAGACGCATAGGAAAAGAGAAGTGCCGGGTAGCCAAGTTCGATAAGAAGGATTTAAACGAGGTTTTTCTCGATGATGACCCGACACGGACTGGGGAGGAGGCGATCAAGGAGATTCTTGACTCTGCCGTTGCATACCCAATCGCAGGACTCAGCGATGCATCAACCTACCAAGATCGTTTAAACGACTTGTTTGCAAAGGGTACGGGTAAAGGGTTCAGCACGGGCTATCCATCAGTCGATAGCGTTTACACGGTTGCACCCGCCCAGTTGACGGTGGTCACAGGATATCCAAGTTCGGGTAAGTCCAACTTTGTTGATCAGGTCATGGTCAACCTTGCGAGAGGCGCTGATTGGAAGTTTGCCATATGCTCGTTTGAAAACCAGCCCGAAATCCACATCAGCAGGCTGATGGAGATCTACACAAAGAAACGATTCTTTGATGGGAAAGACAGGATGACTGATGCGGAGAAGGAAAAGGCGTTTAAATTCGTCAACGAGCATTTCCTGTTTATCGATACAAACGGCGAAGAACCCAGCACTCTTGAGTCGATCCTAGATCGGGCGAGGGTAGCGGTTAAACGCATGGGCGTGAGAGGCTTGGTCATCGACCCCTACAACTACATTGAGTTGGACAAGTCCAATAGCACAGAGACCGAGGCGATCAGCAATATGCTGACCAAGGTTCAAAAGTTCTGCAAGGCGCATGACGTTCACACATGGTTTATTGCTCACCCCTCAAAGATCAATCGATCTGGCGTGGAACAACCCCGCCCCGATGGGATGTCCATCTCAGGATCGATGGCTTGGTGGGCCAAGACTGACTGCGGCGTGACCGTCCACAGAAAAGATGACTACGTCGAAATCGCAGTATGGAAATCACGTTATCGCTGGGTTGGCACACAAGGTGAAACGACCCTGCTCTACAACAAGGTCAGCGGCACATACGAAGAGAATCTCGACAAGTTCTAGGCGTTTAAACAAGCGCAGCAGCCGACGACGACGACGAGCTGCATCCTGCTGCGTCTTGCGTTTAAACACACAAGCTCATCTGGTGAGCTTCAGGCGGAGTTCGAGGCGCATAAGAAATCTTATGCACGTTTAAACACAATGCAAGAGACAAAAAAATACCCAGCACGAGGCTGGGTTGGCGCTCACATATGAGCATGGAAGACTGCTCGGGTTAGCTTGTCATAGCGCCCCACAATCCTACGTTGTCGGTCTTTACCCATCCGATATAACTCCCATACCCCACCCGAATACCGAATGAATTTCTCGTTGATCTTGACGAATTGCTCATCGTTTTGCAGATCGACAAGGTTGTCATGCTTGTATGCGGTCTTGAGGAATATGGGGTCATGGTCAGTTATGGTCTTGATTGGATGCATTATGTTTAAACGTTTGCAAATAAACGATCCAGCAAGATTTCCAAAAAACCTATTGACTCTGAATCACAAGCCCCATACTTGTCCCATCTCCGCAGGATTTCCATTGAGCGATGGTATGCCTCGCTCCAGTCTTTTGAATTCGACATTGCCTCACCAATACCCTCGTTGATTGCGTCAACAACATCAAATGGGGTATCGGAATACAACTGCCAATGGTCACGGTCATACGTCAAAATCACGGTTCGTTTGATTGTCATCATGCTGTTTTCTCCTGTGCATTTAAACTCTTGCTGACTCTGGCGGATTCTTTGTGTGCGGCGGCTAATGCAAGTTCAAGTGTTGTGTGCGCCGACAGATTGACCCAGCCCATTTGGCGCTTTCGAACAAGCGAAACGATATAGGGGCGCTTGCGGTCAACGGTGACCCATCTACTTAAATCACGCCATGACTGGTGTCGTATGTAAATGAAGTCGCCGTGCTTGAGGCATTCAGTCCAAGGCATGGTCACCAGCGAGTCGTGGAGCGCACCTTTCGGCATACCCTCACCTAAAAATATCTTCATGTTGTTTCCTCCTCTTCATAGGTTACTGATTCACTTAACACATAGCCCGATGCTTTAGCTTTTGCTTCAAGCGCAGGCACACACGCCTTGTATGCGATTTCATCGTAGAACATTGCCACTTCATGTGCGCCTGTCGGCGCTTCAAAATAAACAGTTATCTTCATGTTGTCTCTCCTGTTTAAACGGTTAATGAATCTCATCACTTGATGGACGAGTGAATTGCTCAAAGTCATACGTCACCGCACAAGCTTTGAGGTAATCCTCTCGATCGGCCTTTGAGTCCAATCCAAGATTGGCGGCGACCTTGAGGAGAATCGACATCAGCACCTCTGCTGGTAGCTGGGTCATATCGCACCCATCTAGAACAGCACGGTAGAACTCCCCTGCACGTTGAACATCGTCTTCATTCATTGGGAAGACTCATTCTGCCGATGATGTAATCGATGCCCCGCTTTGCATTCGCATCGAGACCATGTTTCCTGATGTCTTCCAACACCATGTACATGTCGGGTGCGAGTGCGATTAGCTTGGCGTTGGCTTGCTGTGCAAACAGGCTTGTTGCCTTGCTGGAGCAGTCAGCGACCAGCACTTCACCGTGACTGGTCTTGGCCCACACTGTTGTGCCTTTGTTGCCTGTCCCAAGCTTACGCATCCAAAAGCCGTGCGTGATGTTGCTGAACGTGTTGTTGTGTTCTTTGTGATCTACTATCATGTTTTTCATAAGAGGGTTGCCCCTCTTATGCCGCTAGTTTGATTTGTTTGAAGGTTGCAGTGCCAAGGTCGGCAATGCTGTTGATCGTGATGCCTTGACCGTATGTGGCGCTGATGTCGTTATAGATGCCGATGCCAATCGTTGTGATGCCAAGGTTGCGACCAGCGTTAGCCTGTTGTTTGACTGCGGCACGGTTGCCATCGCCATCGGTGATGACAAAGCAGATCTTGCGCTCTTCATGGCGACCCAGCAACATATCGTGGGCATACCGCAGGGCGAAGAAGTCATTCGTTCCACCACCACCCTTGACTGCTTGAAGCAGGGGCAGTGAGCGCTTGAACGGCGTACCGAACTTTTTGACCACCGATGCATTGTCGCCAAAAGTGACAACGGCGGTGTTGACATGGGCGGCACTCAGAGTGTCGAGCAGAGCGGCACAGGCTTGCACTGCTGGGCTGATAAGTGACTGGTCGATGTCATAGTGAAACATAGAGTTGGAAACATCCAGCACGATGACCACAGCAGAGTCGATGCCCTCGATTTCCTCACGGCGTTTAAACAGATTGACATTGCCGCTGGGGATTGTCTTGAGGGTGCGGGTGTTGATCTTCCCTGCTTTTTGGTTGGGGTTGTAAGTGCTGGTGTCGCTGTTGTCGAACAGGCGCTTGACCTCGAACCGCAGTCGGGCAGGGGCAGAGTTTGCAAGGGTAATGCGGGGGCTTGAGCCAACGTGATAACCCTCTTTGGACAGAGAAGCTCTTTCGGAATAAGTGCCATGATTGCCTTGGCCCTGTGGGGCCTTGTTGGTTGGCTCGACATTCACCGCTTGGGTGCGTGAAGTGATGGGCTTTGCAGAACCAGCATCAGGGGCATCAGCGCCGTTTGCAGGGTCACCCTTGGGGTCGCCATCACCTTGCCCTTGATCGGCGCTTGTAGGGCCGTTCTGACCGTCCTGAGGGGCATCGTCTTGGGCATCGCCCTGACCAGCTTGATCGCCATCTTGGGATTGACCAGCTTGATCGCCTTGATCCCCAGCTTTGGGTTGATCTTGCTGGTCATTGTCCAGCTTGGGTGCATCGGCGGTCTTGGGCAGTTGGTTGTAAATCCATTCGGCGATGGCGAGTGTGTCGGTGCTGGACTTTGCAAGCAGTGTGCGTTTAAACGCTTCATCAAATACAGGCTTGAGGCCCAAGGCCACAGGCACTTTGCGAGTAGCGTGACGGCGAAGATAAACCGCAAGGGCAAAAGGGTATTGGGCGGGGCTGGTCCAATCGATTTTGGCGGCAAGAGCTTGATCGACCATGTCATCGATCAGGGCTGTCAGCGTGGCGCTGATATTGCCCAACAGGTTGTCGTTGATCCCAGTGTGTTCGATGAATGCGTCTTCGACTGCATTGTGCAAAGAGCGAACGAAATCAACACCAGATGCCACGTTGAAGTCGGTGTACTTTGAGTGCAACAACTCATGGATGATGAACCCAACGTATTTGACCATTGTGGCTTGGGTGATCATTGCATCGTCTTGGATGTTGGCGACCTTGACCGTGCCTTTGGCGTTGACGCAAGCGGTTTGTGTGCCATCGCACCAGACCAAGCATGGGTGTCGAACACCCAGCGCTTCGGCGGCGTGATGAAAGAATGAATCGATGGCAGAGCGGAATTGAAAGCCACGCACGGTGCGGCGACCAAGCATCTTTTGAATTGTGGAAATGGGGGTTGCGTTTGTCATGGTGAACCTCAGATCATGGCGGCGATAAATTTGGGATCGATGCAAGCTTGTTTGATTGCTTCGATGGCGGCGTGGGATTCAGCGGGTTGCTTGGCGGCAATGGTTGACTCCCATGCTTGATCGACTGACATCATGTCCAGCGAGCGGATGAAGGCCAACACGCACCGAATCGATGGGGCATCGACAACATCACCAGATGCGACCTTGGCTCGAGCTACATGGACTGCTTGCAGAATGTGTTCAGCCAACTGAGGCTTGCACCCAGTGTGGTTGACCACAGCTTCGACCTCTTTTGCCAAGGGCAGAAAATCAAAGTGAACGACTCGAGCAAAGCGGTCAACGAGGGATGAATTCATTTGGCGGGTGTCGGCATAACGGCCACTATCGTCACCGTTGCCCAGCGTGTTGTCGGCGGTGAACACCAGCACCCCAGCGGCTCGTCTCCACACACTGCCACCGTATGAGACTGCACTGCGAGGCTCAAGGAAACCGTTCAAGGGGGCAAGATTACCAGCGGCGGCATTGGTCACCTCGTCCAACAGGATCACAGTCGAGGGGCAAGTGAAAGCAGTCAGGAAGTCCCTTGGCTGGAACGTAGTGCCATTGGCTGGGTCATACCCAGTGTCGCCCAAGTAATGGGCGGGTTCAGTGTGTTTCTCAAAGTTGATGCGAACGAAATTGCGACCAGTTCGAGCGGCAAACTGCTGGGCGGTCATGGTCTTGCCTGTGCCCTTGTCGCCACCGAACCAGACGTTTTCGCCTGTGCGTTGGGATTGAATCAAGTGGCGCAAGATGCTGTCAGTCCAGATGAACGTGTCATCGACCTTGGGGGTGTTGGGGTGATCCCAGATATCGACCATCACTTGATTGCCCTTGGCATCTCGCAGATCGATGCTGAAGACATCCATGCAGGTCTTGGTTGCCACGATAGTGGCGGCGACCATCGACCCGACAACACCTTGCAAACCAGCGTCATCCACTGCTTGCTTGAAGGGTTTAAACGCATCAGCCACGGCTTGGGTAACTGCTGAGGAGACCAGTGCAGGGTCGATGGCGGGTTTCTTGTTGAGGGTATGCACGATGTCACCAAGGGCATCAAGGCGGTCATCGGCGCTGGTCAAAGTCGAGTCCAGCGTCTTGAGTTGGTCATGCACTTGTTGGGCGATGTTGATGGATGCCTTGGCGGTCTTGATGGCATCGAGGGCGACTGATTCGGCCCTTGAGGCGGCTTGGGCGGCGGCATCCATCTTGGCGGTGTCGTGGGCAGAGGGGGCGGCGGTCTTTTCGATGCAGTCATCGAACGTGATTCGCCCAGCCATGATCATGTCGGTCAGGCATTCGGCGGCCTTGGCCTTGGTGATATTGCTGATGTCGTTTGTGTGCTTGGCGTACATGCGAAGCAGGGGGTGCGTGGGCAGTGCGAAGAGGCGGTCAAAAATGGCTTGCTTGTTCATGGTGTTTTCCCCTTATTCCAGAATGAATTGATTGCCGCAATTGGCCGTACCGACCGCTGTCTTGACTGCGGCCATGCAGATGGGCAAACCCTTGTTGGCCCACAGGCTTGTGAGTCGAAACGTGAAACCGCAGTTGGGGCAGATGGCCTTGAGCATTCGAGTGCCCTGCTTTTTGCGGGTAGTCATGGTCAACGCACCGTGAGGGTATTCGCCCAGCGAGGCGATGATTGCACCGTAGGTGTCCATGAATTTAAGACTGCCCTTTGTGGCTTTGTAAGGGGCAGATCCTGCCCCGACAGGGACAAGGTGCATGGCATCTGCGACCCTTTGGAAATTAACACCGTGATTCATGGCCCCAGCGGTTGCGTGGCATAGCTCATGGATAAGGGTCTCGAAGATCTTGACAGGGTCTTCGAGGGTTGGGCTGATGAAGATGTTGAATGAGCCATCGCTCGAAGTGGTGTCGGCCCAGCATTCGCCGATAGCACCAGATCGCTTGGCATTCGAGGGCAGTCCAGCGCTGACCTTGATTGCAAGGGGGAGGGTCTCACCGTATTGGGTGAACATGGGGCGCAGTTCAGTGACTGCATCCATCAACCAGTCTTCTCTATTCATTTGTCAATCCTTTATCAATCACCAAAATGGGTGAATCCCGATTTGAACAGAGTGATATCAATCACGCAAGGGGTGTCGATATATGTCCCACTGCGGTGCATGGTTATTAGCTGAAAAGCATATCTATATTAGGGGCTGATTTCCAAGGGAATCGAGGGCAAAAGCCGAAAAAGTGCGATGCCGTTTAGAAGCGTTTTAAGGGGGGTAGAAGGGGGGTCTAGCTCAACGAGTGTCTAGGTATCAACCGAGGTCAAAATCGATTCTAGGGGGGTTTTAATCGATTCTAGAGCCATGTATGTTTGTACAGTAATACTTTGCCTAATTATTTGGCACTGGTTCTAGTTTGCATTGGCAGTTGATTGATTTTGAAATCTATACGTTTAGGATTTGACCTTGCTGATTGTGTGGGTATGAGTACTTGTGGCATATGTGGACAATTCTGTGGGTAAAGCTGGGTGAAGATTGTGGATATGTGGATACTGTGGATAAGGATAAGCTGTGGATAAGTGGTTGACATGGGCTTGGCGGGTGCTGATAATGCGAACAGTGCTGGTGTTGCATACAGTGCAATGCTGAGAAGCTTCTCAATTAAATAAATGGGGTTTAAACGCATGAACAGGACGAGCAAAGACGAGTACTTGGCGGCACTGGAAGAGGCCAACCAAGATGACGAGGTTTATCAGAATGATGATGAACAAGCGCTGGGTGAATTGAGCGAAGCGGAACGGTCTGCATTCAAGGCAGATCCACCAAGAGTGAGACAAGACGGTAAGCCTGTAGGTACTGAAGATAGAAAAAGAATCCAACCACTGACAGTGAGCCAAGTGGCATTCGCCCAAGGGATCATCCAAGGGAAAACATACCGCCAAGCTTATAGAGACGCATACCCAAATGCCCAAGGTTCAGATGCGTCAATCACAAGCAGTGCTTACAAGCTCTCAAGGGATTCACGCATTCAGGCAATGGTGACAGAGGCACTGGACGAGACCATTGAACACCTTGCTGAGGATCGGGCGCATACAGAACGATATGTCATGAAGAGGTTATTGGCGCTGAGTAAACAAGGCAAGCAAGAGGGCTCCCAATTAAAAGCTCTCGAACTACTTGGTAAGACTGTTGGCATGTTCATCGACAAGGCAGAGACCAAGCCCGAAGCAGTGACGGCAGATCAGCTAAAGAAGGAACTATCAGGGCATCTCAAGCTACTGGTCAACGACAAGCGCAAGGCAGTTTAAACAGGGCGTGGCATCGATGCTGTGACGGCGTGACGGCGACCCCACCGTACCCGTACCCCCCTTGCATACGCATGACCACCCGCCACCTGTATACGCTGTGATCCACACCAACATATATCCCTCCCCATAAACTACATACAACCGTTCTCATCCCCCACCCCCTTGTTTATGGGTTTGCAAAAGTGAATGTCTGTTTTGGAAAGTGGGGGGGGGATATATTTTGCGAAGAAGGATTGCATGTTTAAACGCTGTGGATAATTTGTGGATAACGTATTGCCAGATACGCCTTGCAATTGTTCGTGCATACGTTTAAACTTTGGACAACGGAGGACGGTATGACTGAACGGCAGAAGTTGGTTTTTGATTTCATTAGGGCTTACATCAAAATTCATGGGATTGCTCCGTCTTATGAGGTAATTGCCAAGGGTTTGAATATGAAGTCAAGAGCCAACATGCACAGGATTGTCCAGAGGCTTAAGGATGATGGTCATATTGAGAAGAGACCGAGGAAGTTCTATGGGATCAAGTTGTTGGATAAGTCGGTAAAGGAGATTGCCTCTTTATGACTTTATTGACGAAGTCTGAGATATCTCAATACTTGGCTGTAGTGGATTCGGTTCCTGAGGCTGAGAGAAACAAGATATTTGCCTTGTTGGAGATGGATAGGGTTGAGAGGTGCAGGGATTCTTATTTGTTCTTTGTTACCCAGATGTGGCCCGGGTTTATCTCTGGGAAGCATCATCAAATCATGGCAGATGCCTTTGAGAGGGTTGCCAATGGGGATTTGAAGAGGTTGATTATCAATATGCCTCCTCGGCATACCAAGTCTGAATTTGCCTCTTATCTCCTGCCGTCTTGGTTTTTGGGTAAGTTTCCTGAGAAGAAGATTATTCAAACGGCTCACACTGCCGAGCTTGCGGTGGGCTTTGGTCGTAAGGTTAGGAATCTTGTCCAGTCGGAGCAGTATGGGAAGGTGTTTGACACCAAGCTCTCGTCAGATTCAAAGGCAGCAGGCAGATGGAACACCCATAAGGGCGGAGATTACTTCGCTATTGGCGTTGGCGGCGCTGTGACTGGTAAGGGCGCTGATCTTTTAATCATCGATGACCCACATTCTGAGCAAGAAGCCAAGCAGGGTAACCCAGCAGTGTTTGACAATGTGTATGAGTGGTACACATCCGGCCCCCGGCAACGTCTTCAGCCCGGTGGAGCCATCATTATTGTGATGACCCGCTGGTCTAAAAGAGATCTAACAGGGCAGATCATCAAAAACTCAGAAAAAGATGGTGTAAACGACTGGGAAGTTATTGATTTCCCAGCAATTTTGCCCTCTGGAACCCCTTTGTGGCCCGCTTTTTGGAAAAAAGAAGAGCTTGAAGCCCTGAAAGCCGAGCTTCCAGTGGCTAAATGGGAAGCCCAATACCAACAAAACCCAACTTCCGAAGAAGGTGCGATTGTTAAGCGTGACCAATGGCGGATTTGGGAAAAAGATGAAGCACCAGCTTGCGATTTCATCATCCAAAGCTGGGATACGGCCTTTGAGACCAACAACAGGGCAGATTATTCGGCATGTACAACGTGGGGAGTGTTCAACTACCCCGATGCAAAAGGCAATATCAAGACCAATATCATCCTGCTGGATGCGTTTAAACGTCGAATGGAGTTCCCAGAACTTAAAAAGAAGGCGTTTGAGATGTGGAAAGAGTGGGAGCCAGATACTTTGATTGTGGAGAAAAGAGCCGCTGGCGCTCCACTAATCTATGAGATGAGAAAAATAGGAATCCCTGTGTCGGAGTATACGCCGCACAAAGGAAACGATAAGATAGCTCGTGTAAACGCAATCTCTGACCTGTTTGCTTCAGGAATAGTGTGGTGTCCAGACACAAGATGGGCAGATGAAGTCATGGAAGAAATGGCCTCTTTCCCGAATGGAGACCATGACGACTTGGTTGACTCCTCCTCTCAGGCTTTGATGCAGTTTCGAAAGGGCGGCTTTGTTTCCATCGACACCGATGAGGAAGATGAGCCAATCTACCGCAGGCGGATGGAATATTACTAAGGAAAATCATGGCAACTAATATGGACAAAAGTGTTTATCAATCTCCCGCTGGCATCGCCGGATTGGAAGAAGAGCCTATTGAGATTGAGATCGTAGACCCTGAGTCTGTCTCTATTTCCGCTGGCGGCATGGAGATTACCCTTGAGCCCGGCAAAGAATACGACGGTGATTTTGAATCTAATCTTGCAGAAGTTTTGGATGAAGGTGTCCTTCAAGAAATCGCCTCTGAACTGTGTGAGCTGGTGGATGCCGATGTCAACTCCCGAAAAGACTGGGCAGAAACCTTTGTCAAAGGCTTGGAAGTTCTTGGGCTTCAATATGAAGAGCGCACCCAACCTTGGAATGGAGCTTGTGGTGTTTACTCAACCATCCTGACAGAAGCCGCCATTCGCTTCCAGTCAGAGTCCATCATGGAAACCTTCCCCGCCCAAGGCCCCGTCAAAACCGAGATCATTGGCGCAATCACGAAACTGAAAGAGCAGGCAGCAGAGCGAGTCCGCACTGACATGAACTACCGTCTGACAGAGCAAATGCCCGAGTACCGGCCAGAGCATGAGCGCCTCTTGTACTCTTTGGGTCTGGCTGGAGCAGCCTTCAAGAAGGTTTACTTTGACCCGGGTCTTGGCCGTGAAGTGGCTATGTTTATCCCGGCAGAGGATGTCATTGTTCCCTATGGAGCCTCTAACCTTAACAACGCAGAACGTGTTACACATGTGATGCGTAAAACAGAGAACGAAATCAAGAAGCTACAGGTGGCTGGCTTCTACAGAGATATTGAGCTTGGCGAACCTGTAAATATCCTCTCGGACATCGAGAAGAAAAAAGCGGAACAGCAAGGCTACAAAACTACCGACGACAACCGCTATCAGATCTTTGAGATTCACACAGAGTTGGATATCGAAGGCATGGAGGATGTTGGTGAGGACGGAGAGCCTACAGGAATCGCCCTGCCCTATGTTGTCACGATTGACCGTGGAACCAATGAGGTTTTGTCTATCTACCGCAACTGGGATCCGGAAGACGAGAGAAAACTCAAACGCCAGCATTTTGTTGATTATTGTTACGTCCCCGGCTTTGGTTTCTATGGTCTTGGATTGATCCACATCATTGGCGGATATGCTCGTGCTGGCACTGCGTTGATTCGTCAATTGGTGGACGCAGGTACTCTTTCCAATCTGCCCGGCGGTCTTAAGGCTCGTGGTATGCGGGTTAAGGGCGATGACACTCCAATCGCACCCGGAGAGTTCAGGGATGTAGACGTTCCCTCTGGAACAATCAAAGACAACGTGATGACGTTGCCATACAAAGAGCCAAGCGGCACATTGCTAACTTTGTTGAATCAGATTACAGAAGAAGGCAGACGCTTGGGATCTATTGGGGAGATGAAGGTTTCCGACATGAGTGCAAATGCGCCAGTTGGGACAACCTTGGCCCTATTGGAGCGCCAGCTTAAAACCATGAGTGCTGTCCAAGCTCGTGTGCATAACTCGATGAAGCAAGAGTTCAAGCTTCTGAAAAACATCATTCGGGATTATGCGCCAGATGACTATGAATACGATCCAGAAAGTGGCAACCGCCATGCAAAACAGGCAGATTACGACATTGTTGAAGTCATCCCTGTAAGCGATCCCAATAGCTCAACAATGGCTCAGCGGATCATGCAGTATCAAGCTGTGATCCAGTTGGCAAGCCAAGCTCCTCAGATCTATGATTTGCCAAACTTACATCGCCAAATGATTGAGGTTTTGGGTGTTCGTAATGCCGACAAATTAGTCCCAACCTCCGACGATCAAACACCAAAAGATCCGGTCAGTGAGAACATGGCATTCCTCAACGGCAAGCCGACAAAAGCATTTATCTATCAAGATCATGATGCTCATATTGCGGCCCACCAAGCCTTCATGCAAGACCCGATGATTGCTCAAACCATTGGTCAAAACCCAATGGCGCAAAAAATTCAGGCGGCGGCTATGGCTCATATTGCAGAACATTTGGCGTTTAAATATCGCAAGAATGTTGAAGAGCAAATTGGGGTTCCAATTCCTGCGCCAGATGCAGAGCTTCCAGAGGATGTTGAGGTCGAGCTTTCTAGGTTGGTTGCTCAAGGAGCCGCACAACTTCTGCAAGCAAATCAAGCCCAAGCCCAGCAGGCTCAGGCTCAACAACAAGCCCAAGACCCGCTCATCCAAATGCAACAGGCAGAACTGCAAATCAAGCAAGCCGAAGTGCAGGCCAAAGCTCAAAAGATGCAGGCAGATACACAGATTGCCCAAGCCAAATTGCAACTGGAAGCCCAGAGAATGCAGGGCACTCAAGCGATTGAGCAACAAAGAATCCAGTCTCAAGAGAAACAGGCAAACCAGAAAGTGCAAGTTGATCTGTTTAAACGGAAACAATAATGAACGAACTGGAATACATCGTGAAGCAATTAAAGGAGCGAGGCGAAATCGTTTCCGAAAGAATTGGTACGGGCGGAGCTAAAGACTACGCCGAGTACCGAGAACTGTGCGGACAAATTCAAGGTCTGCTGTTTGCACAGTCCGTGGTTGTTGACCTTGTGCGAAAAATGGAGAAATACGAAGATGACTGAATTCGATATTCAGGCGGTGGATCTGTCGGGTATTTTGAATACAACGGCAGAGGAAAAGGCAAAACAAGTGCCGGATCCAGCAACCTTTTACCTCTTGTGCGTTTTACCTGAGGTAGATGAAGAGTATGAAAGCGGTCTTGTAAAGGCTGGGCAAACCATGCATTACGAAGAATTACTGTCGCCAGTATTGTTTGTAGTGAAGATGGGGCCTGATGCGTTTAAAGACACCAAACGATTCCCGTCTGGGCCTTCTTGCAAAACTGGAGATTTCGTCCTTGTCCGACCCAATACTGGGACTCGGATCAAGATTCATGGCAAAGAATTTCGCCTGATCAACGACGACAGTGTAGAAGCTGTAGTTCAAGATCCTCGTGGAATAACCCGTGCGTAAGGGAAAAAATCATGTCCGATAACGAGAAAACTGAATTTGAATTTCAGGACTCTGAGATTGAGCAGCCAAAACGTGGGCTCCTCATGACTGAACCAGAGGCAGAGCCAGAAATTGAAATTGTTGATGACACGCCTGAAGATGATCGTGGTCGCTCTCGCATGACTTCGCCTCCTCAAGAGCCTACCGATGAGGAATTAGAGTCATATTCAAAACGAGATCGCAATAAGATTCGTGAATTTACTAAGGGTTATCACGAAGAACGCAGGGCAAAAGAGGCAGCTTTGAGAGAGAAGGAAGAGGCTATCCGTATAGCTCAAGCCGTCTTTGAAGAGAATAAGCGCCTCAAAGGCACTGTAAACACAAGTCAATCTGCCCTGTTGGAGCAGGCTAAAAAAGTAGTGGCGCAAGAGCTGGAAGAGGCTAAGCGCAAATACAAATCGGCCTACGAATCTGGGGATTCAGATGCATTAGTCGAAGCGCAGGAAGAAATGACCTCCGCCAAGATGAAAGTGGAGCGTGTAAACAACTTTAAGCCAGCCCCTTTACAAGAGCCCGAAAATGTTGTACAAACTCCTCACCTGCAAGCAGAACCTAAACCAGACCATAAAGCCGAGAATTGGCGAAAACAAAATTCTTGGTGGGGTCAGGATAAGGAAATGACCAGTTTTGCGCTTGGAGTGCATGACAAGCTGGTTAATGACGAGGGTGTTGATCCTCAAAGTGACGATTACTATTTGCGCTTAAATGGTAGGTTACGCCAAGTATTCCCAGATAAGTTTGAGTCTGGTGAGTCCGATGATTCGAAATCTCATCGCCCTAAATCAAGCGTTGTTGCTTCTGCAAGCAGAAGTGTTGCGCCCAAGAAAATCACACTTTCCCAGTCAGAAGTCAACATTGCCAAACGACTTGGAGTTCCACTGGAACAATATGCTCGTGAGGTAGCGGTTTTAAGGAGAAATCAAAATGGATGATCAAAAACGTGAAAAAAGGTCTGTAGAGTCTCGTGAAGCAGAGATGCGCCCCAAACGCTGGATGCCGCCTCAATTGCTACCTGAACCTGAAAAGGAAGAAGGGTGGGATTTCCGTTGGATCCGAGTTGCCATGTTGAACAAAGATGATCCAGTAAACATTTCTACTAAATTCCGTGAGGGTTGGGAGCCTGTGAAGGCCATCACCCAACCGAAACTCCGTATGTTGAATAACCCTAACGGGCGATTCCCAGATGGAATTGAAATTGGTGGATTGCTTCTTTGCAAAACCCCTGTTGAGTTCACCCGTGACCGTGATGCGTACTTCCAAGAACAGGCAAGAGCGCAGATGGAATCAGTGGACAACAACTTTATGCGTGAAAGTGACTCAAGAATGCCTCTCTTTAATGAGCGACGTTCAAAAGTCTCATTTGGTAAATCAATCTAACTTTGGAGCTTAAAACATGGCTTACCCCACTGTCTCAGCACCCTACGGTCTAAAGCCAATCAATTCTATTGATGGCAAGCCCTACGCAGGTGCTTTTCGGCAGATTCCCGTTGCTGCTTCTTTTGGTACTGCTATCTTCTTTGGAGATACAGTTCAAATTGATTCTGACGGCTATCTGATTAAATCAACTTCTACCAATGCTGGCACTATTGTTGGCGTTTGCGTAGGCGGTTCATATGTCAACTCCAGCGGTCAAACCGTTGAGGGTCAGTACATTCCTGCATCCGTATCAACTACAACCAACTATGCTTATGCGTATGTTGTGGATGACCAGCAAGCACTTTTCAAAGTTGCTGTTGTGTCCTCTGGAACAACCATGAGTTCCGCTGGTCGTACCGTAGTCGGCACTAACTTGGCCTTGGTTCTCAACGCTGGCAGCACTACCACTGGTAACTCTGCTTTCGCTGTGACTTTGACAGGCGCTGGTACTACAGCGACTATTCCAATTCGTGTGATCGATGTTGTGCCTGAAACCGCTACTGCGGCTGACACTTACACCGAACTGTTGGTGAAAATTAACGCTCACCAGTACAACAACACCACTGGTGTTTAAGGAGTAAGAAATGGCTATTTCTCGTGCACAACTACTGAAGGAACTGCTCCCCGGTTTGAACGCTTTGTTTGGCTTGGAATACAAGACTTACGGCGAGCAACACAAAGAGATCTACGAAAGCGAGACCTCTGAGCGTTCCTTCGAAGAAGAAACCAAGTTGTCCGGCTTCTCAGCCGCACCTGTCAAGAACGAAGGCTCTGCTATCGCTTATGACAATGCTCAAGAAGCATGGACTGCTCGTTACAACCACGAAACCATCGCAATGGGCTTCTCCATCACTGAAGAAGCAGTGGAAGACAATCTGTATGACAGCTTGTCCAGCCGCTACACCAAAGCTCTGGCCCGTGCTATGGCTTACACCAAGCAGGTCAAGGCCGCTTTTGTGTTGAACAATGCGTTCACCACTACAGTGACCTACGGTGACGGCGTTACCTTGTGTAGCACCGCCCACCCACTGATCTCTGGTGGCACTAACAGCAACCGCCCAACTACCGGCGCTGACTTGAATGAAACTTCGTTGGAAAACGCAGTCATTCAAATCGCAGGCTGGACAGATGAGCGTGGCTTGCTGATCGCTGCCAAGCCCAAGAAACTGGTTGTGCCTCCAGCACTCCAGTTCGTTGCCACTCGTTTGTTGGAAACCGAATTGCGTACTGCAACCGCCGACAACGATATCAACGCCATTAAGAACAATGGCTCCATTCCCGGCGGCTACACTGTCAATAACTACTTGACAGATACCAACGCTTGGTTCTTGTTGACTGACGTTCCTAACGGTCTGAAGCACTTTGTCCGCACCCCCATGTCTACCGGCATGGACGGCGACTTTGATACCGGCAACGTCCGTTACAAAGCCCGTGAGCGTTACAGCTTTGGCGTGTCTGATCCCTTGGGAATTTTCGGGTCTCCCGGTTCGTCCTAAGCAGCAGAAAAAAGGGGGCTTCGGCCTCCTTTTTTCATTGCCATTGTTTAAACTGCATGGTATAAACAAGGCATTCCGGGGTTCTCCGGCGTATCAAACAGTCCCGGCTGACTCCATGCAGATTGATACGCCTTAACGCATGAAGGAAAAATCATGGCTCGTACTACGTTTCAAGGCCCAATTCGTTCATTGGGCGGCATCTATCAACAAGGCCCCGGCTCTGTTGTTGCAATCACTTCCAGCACCACATTGAATCCTGTTGACTACGGTGGTCGCATTATTTCTGTTGGCGGCGCTTTGGCGGCTACTACAACTTTGACACTGCCAGCAATCAACGTGTCAACAAACTCCCCCACTTCTGGCCCCGGAGAAGACCCCAATACTTTGAACAATGAAGGCGTTGTTTACACAATTTGGGTTCCCACCACCATCACTACCAGCACATTGAAGATTGCCACAAACGGAACAGATTTGTTCATTGGCACTTTGTTTGGTGTTGACACTGACTCCTCTGATGCTCTCGTAGCGTACAACGCATTAGCCGCAGACACTTTTGATTTCATTAATTTGAACGGTGGAACAACTGGCGGTGTTGCTGGAACTTGCATTCAAATCGTTGCTGTTGCTGCAAACTGCTACATGGTTAGCGGCACTGTAAATGGTTCAGGAACCGTTGCTACTCCGTTTGCAACTACCTAATCAACCCAAGGGGGGCTTCGGCCCCTGTTAAATAAGGAGATTGATTATGGGAATGCAAACAGACGTTAAATCAGGACATCTCAATAATTCTGGTTTTGTTGTTTTGGGTCGAAATAGATTAAAAGCTGTTTCTATGGTTGGCACGGCTACGGCTGGAACGCTGGACATTTTTGACACTACTACAGCACCTGTTTCTGCAACGTATGCAAGAACTGCTGCCGTCATTACTGTTACAAAAGTAGCTCACGGTTTGGTTACTGGCGATGTGGTTGGACTTACTTTTGCCACCGCAAGCGGAACATCTGGCACAAACGGTAACTACTCAATCACACGCACAGGCGCTGATACTTTTACAGTTACAGACATCAACTCTGGAACTATTGCAGGCGGTACAGCGGCAGCATACGCATCCTTGTGGATTGCTAGTTACGACACTGGTGCGTCTGACTTGTTTGGTAATTTTGCTTTAATTCCCGGCGAAGGGGTACTGGTTAAAAACGGTATCTACTTGAGTATGTCCAATCTACTTTCTGCTAACGTTTACTATGGCTGATAAAAGCTTTAACTTGATTGGTCGCAAGCTTATGATTGCGATCCCTTGTTACGATGGCAAAGTAAACATCAGGACTGCTTTTGCCATTGCAGAACTTGTTCCCAAGCTAGACAAGATGGGTGTGCGATTAAGCCTCGTACACCTGTCTGGCTGCTCAATCATCACCAAGGCCAGAAACAAGCTAGTTCGTAACTTCATGGAATCAGATTGCACAGACTTTTTGTTTGTTGATGCTGATGTTGTGATTAACACGGATGCTGTTACTCGCTTGCTTGCACTGTCATCAGACAAAGATGTTGTGGCTGGATCGTATCCACGCAGATCAAAAGATGCCAAATTTTTCCTTGATTTTTATCTAGACAAAGATGGTCAATTAGAGTTTGACGATCATGGATTGATGAGAGTTGAAAGTGTTTCCACTGGGTTCATGCTTGTTCGCCGTCATGTGTTTGAGCACATGATTGAGAAGCATCCTGAGTGGCAATACAAAGGCGATGGCGATGGTGAAATAGAACACGCCATCTTTGACTTTATGATTCTTGATGGTCAATACATTGGTGAAGACTATGCTTTCTGTTTGAGAGCTAGGACTGAAGGATTTAAGATTTATTTGGATCCCATGATTAGTCTTCCTCATATTGGCACAGAAGAATTTACAAGGGACTTTGAAAAAGATGTTTTGAGGCCGCTTCTTAAAGAGCGTTCAGCACCGCAATTGAAAGTTTCAAATGGCTAGTCCAGCATGGCAGAGAAAAGAAGGCAAGAATCCCAAGGGTGGCTTGAACGCCAAAGGCCGAGCTTCCGCCAAAAAACAGGGTATGAATCTGAAGCCTCCGCAACCAGAGGGCGGCAAACGGCGAGACTCTTTTTGCGCTCGTATGGAAGGGATGAAGAAGAAATTAACGAGCGAAAAAACAGCCAAGGATCCAAATTCGAGGATTAACAAAAGCCTGAAGGCTTGGAATTGTTGAGGTAATGCATGAAAAAAATTGGCAAGAAACCAACTGATGACCAATTGCTTGAAGGCGGCGGTAGTGGTTCTGGTATTGGTGGCACAAAGTGGAGCAGTATGCCTTCTTTCCGAGGTAGTTCAAGCACGTTGAGCGACCTTAAAAAGCTCACAGCTCCTCCAACCAAGGCCAAAGGTGCTGCAAAGCGGGCTGTTGAAATGGCGGAAGATCGTGCTGTAAGCCGAATGATGGCTCGAGGCGCTGCCTCTAGCGCCCTTGCCGCAGGCGCAAAAGCCATGAGTGGTAAAGACGCTGCCGCAAAAGGCGGTGATGACTATGAAGATATGGGCGGCAATGCAGTCCCAGATAGCTCAAACCCAACTGGCGTGGCTGGCACTGGCATGAAAAGGGGCGGTAGTGTATCTAGCGCCTCTAAGCGGGCAGATGGTATTGCTCAACGTGGCAAGACAAAAGGAAAAATGTTGTGATGGACATCAACACCCTTTGGTCTGCTAGTTTGTCTGTCCTTGTGGGCGGACTTTGGTTTTTTATCCGTGAAAAATTCGACGAGTTAAATCGTTTAAACATATTGCTCAACCGAACACGAGAGGAAATAGCCCGTGATTACGCAACTAACGCAGAAGTGCAAAGAATTACTGACCACATTGACCAGCGTTTTAACAAGCTGGAAGAAAAAATTGACAGATTACTTCAAGCGGGAAAATGAAAATGCCCAGCACAAGTAAGAAGCAGAGAAATTTCATGGCGGCGGTGGCTCACAGCCCATCTTTTGCCAAGAAGGTCGGAGTCTCACAATCCGTGGGGCAAGAGTTCAACAAAGCCGATAAAGGCAAAACGTTTAAACAAGGTGGCGACATGAAAGAATCCAAAGGCATGATGAAGAAGGAAATTGGTTTTATGAAGGCAAAGAAAGCCCCTAAATCAATGATCAAGCATGAAATGGCAGAAATGATGAGTGCAAAGCGTGGTAGCCCCGCCAAGAAAATGGCTTCTGGCGGCTTGTCTTCTGGTCACAAATCTGCTGATGGCATTGCTCGCAAAGGCAAAACCCAAGGCACTCAAATCAAAATGAACCGTGGCGGCAAATGCTGAAAGGCAAATCATGGCTAAAACTATGAAGAAAAAACGTTTTGATGACGGCGGGTCTATACGGACTCGGTCGGCAGACGAGATTGGCGATACCGATCCACGCACTGGCGTTGTAACTCCGGGTAGTTATGACCGCCGCATGGCTCAGGGCGAAAAAAATCTCCAGTCTTTAAAAAATTTGTTTGGCATGGGCTCAGGCAAGCCTGTAAGCGAGCCTGTTGGATCTATGCCAACTTATTCAGAGCGTATGCCAACTTTGCGTGAGCCCCCAGTCGCCGCAGCTATGGCTCCATCTGGAGATTCGGCAATGAATCGAAGCGTACTTGAGGCCATTGCCAAGCGCCCAACAGGTATGTCTCCAAGTCAGACCACATCGCAAGGAAGCTTGCCGATGTCAAAGCCGACATCACCAGCCAATCCTCCAGCCGCTAAGCTAAAGCCAGCCGCTAAAACTAGACAGCAAGGCGCAGCATCTAAATCAGGGCAGGCGACAAAGACTGGCTCTGCTGGCGGTAGAGGCCCTACAGCCAAAGAGTTGGAGGCTTATGCCATCCAAAAGGATGCCCAACGCAAGGCAGACTACGAAAAGGCGCAGAAGGAGGCGCAAACTCCAGAGGCTAAAGCCAAGCGCAGCGAACTAGAAAAGTCTCAAGCAATCACTCCTGACGCAGATGTAATTGGTTTGCCTGTAGCTGGCGGAGTCAGTGCCGCAATGAAACTCGCCAAGAAGCTGGCAAGCATGGGCGGGAAGGCCAAATCTACTGCTCCTTTCCTTAAAGAGATTGGGAATGAGCCTTTAAAGCTTGGCATGAAGCGTGGAGGATCCGTCAAAAAGATGGCTTCCGGCGGAATGGTTGGCAATGCGTCTAAACGTGCTGATGGCATCGCCCAACGTGGCAAAACCAAGTGCAAAATGTATTGAGGTGAATCATGAAGAAATTTGGCAAAAAACCTACTGACGACCAAACTCTTGAGGGTGGCGGTGGCGGTGGTGGATATAAATCACCCCCTAGAAAATCTAGCAACCCTGACGAAGAGTTTTTAACAAAGGTTGCCGTAGGACTTGGAACACCTGCGGCGGCCACGGGTGTAGCTTTAGCCGCTGACAGGCTGAGTAAAAACAAAACTCCGTATGACGAATTGCCTAAAAAAGACTCAATGACCACTGGGGAAAAAGAAGCCCTGCAAGAAGTCCAAGACGAAAAAATGCGGAAGAAAATGAAGACTGCGCCAACCACCAAAACTGAGATGGGTAAGCCCTTCGCTGGCGGCGGCATGACTGCATCTTCTCGTGCTGACGGAATTGCTCAGCGTGGCAAGACTCGTGGGAAGATGTGCTGATGATGCCGAGCAGAGGCATGGGGGCCGTTAATCCCGACAAGATCAGAAAGCCAAGAATCATCCATAAGAAGGATGGAAACTTCCCTGTTGAGGTGTTTAAAGAGGGTGGTCAGGTTGGACTTTATGAAAATATCCATGCAAAAAGAAAACGTATCGCAATGGGGTCTGGCGAAAAAATGAGGAAGCCAAACTCAAAAGGCGCTCCAACAGAGAAAGCGTTTAAACAATCTGCTAGGACTGCAAAATGACCACGACAGGAACATCAGCCTTTGACATGGACTTCACGGAGATTGCCGAGGAAGCGTGGGAGAGGGCTGGTCGTGAGATGCGTAGTGGTTATGACTTGCGTACAGCTCGCAGGTCAATGAACCTAATGACCATCGAGTGGCAGAACCGTGGCATCAACATGTGGACTATTGAGCAAGGGACGATTGACCTTGTTCAAGGTTTAAGCACCTATCCCCTGCCAACAGACACCATTGACTTGATGGAGCATGTAATCCGCACAGGTCAGGCAAACGCCTCGACTCAGGCTGATCTGACCATCACACGCATTAGTGTTTCTACCTATGCAACGATTCCAAACAAGTTGACGCAGGCCAGACCGATTCAAGTCTGGGTTCAGCGTTTGTCTGGTCAAACCAGCCAAACAGCATTGACGTTGGATGGTGCAATCAATGCCACAGCAACTACTATCACATTGGATTCCACGGTTGGCTTGGCTGCCGCTGGTTACATACAGCTTGACAGCGAAATCATCTACTACCAGTACATCTCTGGGAATGTCTTGAATGTTTGTTCTCGTGCCCAAGCAAACACCACCGCAGCCTCTCATGCTGACAATACCGCTGTATTTGTTCCGCAGCTACCAGCCGTGACTGTGTGGCCTACGCCTGATGGCTCGACCAGCTACCAGTTTGTTTATTGGCGCTTGCGTAGGGTGCAGGATGCCGGATCTGGCGTAACCACGGCAGACATGAATTTCCGCTTCTTGCCTTGTTTGGTGGCTGGCTTGGCCTACTACATCGCCATGAAAGTGCCAGACTTAATCACACGCATGGAAATGCTAAAGATGGCATATGAAGAGCAATTCCAATTGGCGGCAGGCGAGGATAGAGAAAAGGCTTCTAGCCTGTTCGTCCCCCGTCAGCAGTTCATTGGTGGGGGGTCTCCCTAATGGCTAATATGTTCTCGTCTGGCAAGTTCAGCATTGCAATGTGCGACCGTTGTGGTCAGCAGTTCAAGCTGAAAGAGCTTAAGTACGAGGTCATCAAAACCAAGCTTTACCAACTGAAGGTTTGTGACGAATGTTGGGATCCTGATCAGCCTCAATTGCAGTTGGGCATGTACCCTGTGTACGACCCGCAAGCTGTTAAAGAGCCACGCAAGGACAGCACATATGTGGCCGCTGGTTTAAACGGGTTGCAAGACTCTGCTACCGGGGCTGACAATGGCTTCCCAACAGGCGGATCACGGGATATTCAATGGGGTTGGTATCCAGTGGGTGGATCCAAAGGTTTTGATGTCGATTTGACACCCAATTATTTGGTTGGAACTGCTGACGTTGGAACGGTAACTGTAAGCATCACTTAGGAGTTGAACATGAAAAAATCGGAAGTAAAGCGCATCGCTGATGTTGAGGCCAACAAGGCTGTCAAAGGTCACGAAAAGTCTATGCACGGCGTAAAAAAGATGGCAAAAGGCGGCAAAACCAACGAAAATATGCTGAAGTATGGTCGTGGTATGGCTAAGGTAATCAATCAACGCACATCTTCAAGAGGCAGCTAATATGGCTAAATTCAGCAAAAAAATGGGCGGCAAAGAGGTTGGCGATGCCAGCGTATATGCCGAGCCACACACCATGAGCGGCAAGCCGTTTAAACTCACTAAACAAGCTGACCCAAACAAGCTGTCTGCGTTGAAATCTGGAGTTCGCTCTGGGGCACAACGTGTTAGCGATGGAGATCCCGGTGCTGATGATGTCAAGACTACGGGTATCAAAGTCCGTGGGACTGGTGCAGCCACCAAAGGCTTGATGGCTAGAGGCCCGATGGCATGAACTACGCAGATCTTGTCACTGCTGTTTCTGACTACTGTGAGAACACGTTTCCCACAGTAGACATGAACATCATGATTAAGCAGGCCGAACAGCGTATCTATAACACTGTTCAGATAGCTAATCTACGCAAGAACATGACTGGTACTGTTACCGCTGGTAACCCGTATCTGTCTGCGCCTGATGATTTCCTGTCTGCTTATTCATTGGCCGTGATTAGCGGAGGCGAGTATCTTTATTTGCTGAATAAAGATGTGAACTTCATGCGTGAGGCATATCCAAACACGGCTGTTGCTTATCGTGGCAAGCCAAAGCACTACGCCATTTTTGGCCCACAGTCAGGCGCTGTAACTGAGTTGTCGTTCATGCTTGGCCCAACGCCAAACACAACCTACTCCGTGGAATTGCATTTCTACTATTACCCAGAGTCCATCGTCACTGCCAACACTACTTGGTTAGGCGACAACTTTGATTCTGCTCTGCTCAATGGCACGATGGTCGAGGCTATTCGTTACATGAAGGGCGAGCCAGATATGGTCAAGATGTACCAAGATATGTACGCCCAGTCGATTGCTCTGCTCAAGAACTTGGGTGATGGCAAGCAGCGTATGGATGCTTATCGTGATGGTCAGGTAAGGATTCAGGTGAATTAATGTCAATAGTCCAAACCCAGACCACATCGTTTAAAGCGGAGCTGTATCAAGGCATTCATGATCTCACCACAGACCAGATCAAGATTGCCCTGTACACAGGCAATGCCAGTTTAAACGCCGACACAACTGTTTACACCACTGTTGCAGAAGCAAGCGGTGGCAACTATGCGCCGGGTGGCTTGGTTTTGACACCTATTACGGTGAGTAGTTCAGGTTACACGGCATACGTTGGCTTTCCAAATGTATCTTGGACTGGGGCAATTACTGCAAGATGTGCATTGATTTATAACGCCACTCAAGGCAACAAATCTGTTGCTGTTTTGGACTTTGGCTCTGACAAAGTTTCCACATCGGGCGGCACGTTTGTAATCACAATGCCAGCAAACACTGCAACAGAAGCACTTATCAGGAGTTCAAATTGATCGTTACCACTACAAAAGGCGACATGGATGATTCTTTGCTGGAAAAGCGAGAAGGCACTGTGGACAATGACAATGAATTAACCAGTTGGGTTGAGT